CATCCTAATATGATGAATCAATTGCCTGATTTAAAACATTTTGCTCATTATGTAAATAAACATCCAACTCAATTCACTAAAAAAACTCACAAAAAAGCATTATTTTACACTAATATTATAGAAAAATAATAATTATATATATGTCTTGTTTAGGTTCGACATATCGTCCTATTCCTCCAAGAGAATGGAATAGATATCAACCGAATTGTATTACGAATACAGCTGAATCACAAATGTATCGAAAAGCAAATGTATTACAATATAAAAATAATTCTGCTCAACTGACAAAACAACAAAAATATGGATTTTTGGCAAAAAGAAATTATATTTCTTGGGCATCCCAAACACAACAAGCATCTTTTCCAAATATTCAATTATTAAAAAGAATAAATCAATCATATATTGTTGCTCCTCAATCTAGTAATATTATTGACAATAATAATATAACTAGTTATGAATTACTTGATTGTATAAAAAGTAATATAAATCAATCAATCAATTTACCTTCTGTTGTAAATGACAAAGGATCACCTCAACCATCAATCCCTCCACCACCTGATGTAAATCCCAACTATCCGATATTACCTCCTATTATAGTTAATCCAGGTGTGCCTGTTTATTTAATACCAAATGGTGGAAAATTAATATGTAACACAATAGAAAACCCTTGTACAGGAGAAATATTACAAAAAACAAGAAATAAAACTTGTTTTCCAACAAGTTGTTCAGATGTTCCGGGTAAAATAGAATTATTATGTTGGTCTGGAAGATTACCAACTATTTTTCCAAGAGTAAAAAGAACGTATGGTACAAGTGATAATAAATGGCCAATCAATTCAAAGTTCATATTTAAGGCTTAACGTAGAGAAGGATTTATACATATTTCTTTAGTTGGAAATATATTTCCAGACAAACATAAATCATTATCTCCTACATCAATACAACTTCTAAACCCTTTTTCTTCGCCAATATAACACCAACCTGATTTACTAGTTGATTTACTTAATTGAATATTACTATTAGAATCATCAGAAATAGGAGCAGTATTAGATTGAGGGTTATATTCTAATGCATTGTTTAAATTCTCATCTTTTATAATTACATTTTCATCAGAAATGTTGGATGTATTTTTATATAATTCAGAAGGACTAATGGATGGTGTTGGTGGTGGCGAGGTATTTTTAGAAATTTCTTTTTTAAATGTAGAGAAAAAATATTTATATATAATCCAAATAACAAATATCGTTACAAAAATAAATAAAATAATAAATATTGACCAATTTCCATAATTCGAATCTTTTGTCGAATAATTTATCATATTGTTATTATTAACGTTATCCATAATAATAATATACAATTATATATTATTATTTCAAACTTAATAACATAAATAGTATTGATATATCATCCATAATTATCATTTAACAAATATTCATTGGATTCATTTAAATCTAAATATTTTACATTATTTATATTAATCCCTAAACATATAGAATCGTAATAAGTTAATTTAATATCATTCATATTACCTAAAAATTCACATGAATTATTAATATCAATAATTATTTGTGGTATATAGTTAGTATTAAAATATTTTTCGAGAACTAATCTAAACATTTCTAAAAAATAATAATTAGAAGGATGATTAAATGTGTGTGATAATTTAACTTTATGTAAATGATTTTTTGTGAAATCGATAAGTTCAAGAAAATTTGCTTTAATTAAAACATCAAAATGTCTTTGAAGTTCATTTTCATGAGTGTTTTTTAAAATGTTAGTAAATTCTTGAAAAGATATTTCATTATTATGTAATTTACATAAATAATTTTTTAAATTTTTACATTTTATTAAGTCGTTAGTATATAAATACATACGATCACAATTTGGTAATAGAATTTCATAATTAAAATTTTTGTGTATAGTATAAATGCTTTTTTCTTGATGTTTACAAGTGTTAAAATAGTTATATGATTGAATATATTCAGAAAATAATATTGTTGAACAACTTATTTGGTTTTTAATCTCATCATTAAATAATACATTTTCAGATAACTGTATCATTTCTGGAACGTGAACTAACACGCATAAATAATTAAATTTATTTCCAAATAAATCATAATTCATTAAATAATTTAAAAATGGTGTTATTCTACAAGAACCTATTAATAATATATTTTGATTAGAATTATTATTTACTACCATTATTTTATTTTGGCTATTTACACTTGTTATATCTTGTACAGAAATAACCATATATATTATACTATAAGAAATAATAATATACAATTATATATTATTATTTCAAACTCAACAGATATAAGAATTGATTTAAGGCAGCTAAAAGTTCATCACGAATCGTAAACAAATCACTATTTGACATAGATTTGAGTACGGGTTCATTATCTAAATCAACAAGATAATTTTTAAAATAATTTATTTCTCTTTTCATATCATCATCAAAATGATTTCCGCTTGGAAAATCAATGAGAGGAATCATTTTTACATTTTCTAAATTCACTCTTTCTCCATTTAATTTTCCCAACATTACTTCTACAAATCGATCCACATTTTTATTTAATACATCATATAATTCATCGCTTGCTTTATGCGCAGAATAATTACAAGTTTTCCAATGATATAATTTTGTCATATTTAAAACAACTAAAAATTTCATTACAATTTGTTCTTTAAAATGTTTGAATGGTTTGTCTTTTTTATAAATATTTTTTCTAGTTCTCATATATATTTAATATATTATTTATTCATACGAGGAATAAAACTCTCACCAAATGAATCCATCTTTTCTAATTTCTCTATTGTTTTATCTAAATTAGAACGATTTACAGAAGTAAATAAATAATCCATATTTGGTGAATGTTCATTCTTTTTTATTTGAATATATATATTATCTATTTTCTCTACTAATTGGGCTACTTGTTCTTTTTCTTTAATAATTTCTTCATCGGTTGATACTATTTCAGTAAGTAGAGAAATAGCAAAATAAATAATATATCTTCTTTTTTTACCATTTGCTTTTGTATATCTAAGACAAAATAAATGTAATAGACTTTTCATAATTCTTTTTATAAATTCAGAATGATGTATTTCTGTTTCTCTTAAAATAGCATCCCATATTAACCAAATAATATCCATTTGACAATTACTCTCTACTGGGATGATATCTCTTCTCTCACATTTACATTTCTTTTTCTTAGAAAAACATATATTATCATATTCAATAATCCATTCAACCCAATAACACGCTAATAAAGTATTTTTTACATCTTTGGAAATATTATAACTGAATTCATTTATTGGAATAAATAATTCTTTCGGATCTTCGTTCATCATAATCACAGCAAAATAAATATTAGGTGCTTTTAATTTATCTGTCATTAGAGAAATATCAAAATCTTCTTTTTTTACTTTGATTTCATCGAAACTATGTTTTCTTTTTGCATAACAAAGAATACAAATGACTTCGGCAAATAATTTTCTTATTTTATCATTATTTCTTAATCTAATTTCGTATCCTATATATCCATTTTTTAAAATAGATTTGAAAGATTCAATTCGATTATCTAAATAAATTGTTAATTTTGGATTTCCTAAATGAATATATTTGCTATAAAAGTAGAGAATAATATCCCATAAATCACTATAATGACCAGCACATATGAATTCAGCACTCCAATAACACGCTTGTTCTATTTTAGATTGGATAAAACACTGTATTAATTCTTTTTTCACATCTGTTTTTTTAAACTCTGAAAAAGTTACCTTTCTAAAATCTCTACTATCTCTTACATCATTTATTTCTGAACTCATATAAATAATTTATTAGATTTTCTTTTATTGGATTTTCTTCTGTTCGATTTTCTTTTTTTATTGGATCTTTTATTTTTATTCGATTTTCTTTGAACATATTTTCTTCTTTTTCCTCCTCTTGTTAAATGTAATGTTGTTATTTTTTTCAATAATGAAATACAAGATATAAAATAAAACAAATTGTTATTTGATAAAATCAAATTATATTTTAATTTTTCTTTTTCATACTCTTTTAATTTTAGAGTAGATCTAGTTTCTATATTAGTAAGTATGTCTTTTAATAAATTAAAATAAGGATCGGGTGCGTTGATTTTTTTTTTCATACAGCTATTTATAAACGTAGGATAATTTAAACTAAATTTTGTAGAATTATCAATCAAATATTTTAAATTTTGCTCAATTAATATTGTGTCATCAACATTATATAAAACACCATCAACACCAATATATTTACTACGTAATCCTAATACAAATCTTCTTAATTTTAATAAAAATTCATAAAATAATTCATCCTCTTCTGTAAAAGTATAATTTGTAGTTATTACATTATTTTTTAAATTATTAAAAATACTATTAATACATTCAAATAATACTTTTATTTCGGGGTAGAATAGGTGATTACTTATAGCTACATATTTAAATTGGTTTATTTCTTCAGTGTTAATTAAATCAATCAATAACTTATTTTTATAACGACTTGTTATTATTTGTGTTGTTGGAGCAATAATTTTTTGTAACTTTATAAGAGATTCTATATCATGTGTTGGAACAATCGGTAAATCGAATTCTAGAAAAGGGTTATATGGCGTTTCTTCTTCTTCTTCTTTCTTCTTCTCTTCTTCTCTCTTCTTCTCTTCTTCTCTTCTTCTTTCTTCTTCTATTCTTCTTTCTTCTTCTCTTCTTCTTTCTTCTTCTATTCTTCTTTCTTCTTCTCTTCTTCTTTCTTCTTCTATTCTTCTTTCTTCTTCTCTTCTTCTTTCTTCTTCTCTTCTTCTTTCTTCTTCTACTTCTACGCCTGCTTTTAAAATTGCTTCTTCTTCTGCTAATCTTCTTCTTTCGTCGTCTTCTACTTGATGTATTAATTTCATAACATTTCTAATTATCTTTTCTTTCTTGTCTGGATTTTTTTTAATTTTCTTTAATTCTTCTAATGCTATTTTTTTTAATGAGTTAGATTCGTTAGTAATAGCTGGATCTAAAATATAATAACCAATATCATTAGGGTTTATATTTATAATTTCACTAGCATTCATCTTGGCTAATTGTTCTATTGATTTATATTTATGTTTAGTATCGAATAACGATTTGAATATACTCATATATTATAAATACAAAAATAATATATATTTTCAAAATATAATATATGAATTTTAAATTCAATAAACTATCTATTTGGACTAAATTATTAATTCTGATTTCTTTTATTTTGATTTGTTTCTCTATATTTTCAGTAAAACAAGAAGGATTCAAGAATAATAAATCATTTACTTTTGCTGAAGGTCCTATTATTTATGATGGATTTTATAGTACTATTTATGATACATTGGTTTACAATCAAATTAAAAACGCTTATGAAATAGGAAAAATTATAGATACAACAACCCCTACGCAAGAAAGTGTAATTTTAGACATTGGTTGTGGAACTGGACATCACGTAGGTTTATTACAAGAAAAAGGATTAAATGTGATTGGTATTGATAATTCGAGTGAAATGGTTCAACTTGCAAAGAAAAATTATCCAGATGGAAATTTTAAAAAGGGTGATGTAAATAATGATAATTTATTTAATAATCAAACATTTACTCATATTATTTGTATGTATTTTACGATATATTATGTAGAAGATAAATCGAGATTTTTTAGAAATGCAATGAATTGGTTAATGCCAGGAGGATATTTAGTGATTCATTTGGTAGATAGAGATTTATTCGACCCGATATTGCCTCCAGCAAATCCATTGGTTATATTTTCTCCTCAACGTTATGCAAAAGATAGAATAACAAAAAGTAGAGTCAAGTTTGATAAATTTTCTTATACTGCAAATTTTGAATTGGATAACAAAACAAATTTAGCAAAGTTCAAAGAAAAATTCGAATTTAATGATGGAAAAGTAAAGAAACAAGAACATAAAATGTATATGCCTTCTCAAAATGAAATTATTACAATTGCCCAAGAAATGGGATTTATCTTACAAGGTGTAATTGATTTAATTAGTATAGGTTATGAATATAATAATTTATATATTTTTGTGAAACCTAATTAATATTAATATAGTATATGAGTAAAAAAATAGATTATAAATTGGTAAAGTTGAATTTTTTTACTGATTTTAGTAAAATATTAGATAATAATCTTAACAAATTATTAAAAGGTTATTTTTATAGTAGGCTTATTGTTTATAATAAAGCAACTAACTCAAATTTATTAAATAAAAGTCTTTTTTTGTTTAATATGAAATTACAGACTGTGTTAATGAATCAAATCACAGTTTATTTTTTAATAAAAAAGTATTATAATTTAATATTCACTTCTCTATTACACGACTCGGATAAATTTCATCTTCCAAAAGGATCCAATTTGAGTAATATTTTAGAAATGTTACATTCAAGCGTTCATATGCAAAAAGGAGGCCGATCGAAAGAATATATAATCAAGTTTATTCTTTTAATAAGTTTATTTTTCTCATTTTATGCTCCCGTATCTGCTTCTGGATTAGTTTCACATCCTGGATTAAAAACAGATTTAAATACAGAATTACCCGGATCGTTTATGATAGAAAGAAGAACACAAGAAGAAAAAAGAGCAAAAAAACAACAACAATATAATGAATATTATGGTAGAGCTGGATTTGTAGCGAGTGCAATTCTAGGTACATTATTATTACCAGGAATTACCGGATTATCAGATCAAGAAATGAAAGAAAAAATAATAAATACAGTTGTAGAATTAAATAAAGAAACAAATGATATTTATCATTTAGTTTCGTCATCTTGTGTAGACCTAGTAACAACATTACACTCGAAAGGTTTATTGGATACTTCTTCATTAAAAGAGATTGTTCCAGATACTTTTGAAAAAGAAAAAGAAATAACCACGATTGAAAAACAAGTAGAGGAAACTATAAATGCCGCAGTTACAGCTACTAATTCTGTATTGGATTTGTTTTGGTCGACGAAACCTCCGATAGTAGGTAAACGCGAAGATATACCAACACATAAAATAGACGATGATGAATTTGTAAAAGAAATAATGGATGAAGTAGAAGAAGAAGAAGAAGCAAATGATGATGGAACAGTTAACATAGATACTAGCGGAACAGCATTAACATTTAAACAAAATACAACAGAAACCGCATCAAAATTAGAGAGATTTATGAGACAGAGTTTAGATAAAACTAAAGATCCAATGCTTACTGAATATAATTTCTATTGTAATTCGGCATTTAAAAGTAAAATTGTATGGGGTGAAATAAATGGAATGATGCTTGTTAGACAATTAAATGGTCATATTCAACTTGTAAATAAAGATTTATCGATGATAGACCAATTAAAATCATTTTTACTTACTATACAATCTCACGCAGAAAATAAAATTAAAGAATCCATTTTATATTCACCTGATCCAATTTATAAAGAAATTATACAAAAAATAGACATTTTCAAATTAATAATGACATATTCAATAGTAGACTATTTTCCATTTGATAATATGCAAACATTTGATCAAAGTGTAGCAAGTATAAGAAATATTAATAAAAAGGTGGGCGATGAGGCTCAATGGTTACAATTTCAATATTCTATGGATAAAAGAAACGCACAAAAAAAGTTTCTTGAAGAAGAAGAAAAACAAAGATTTGATGTTCAAATGCAAATAAATACTGCCGAATTACGTAGTGAACTTGAAGGAATAGTAGCGAACCAAGTAATAAAAGATAATCTAGAGAAAGCACAAAGAATAATAGACACTACGAATTCAACACAGCAATACAATAAAGCAAAACAAATAGAATGGGATGAATTTTTTAAGTCGAATTTTGGAAAAAATAATCCTTTATCTAAATTTGTTTCAACAACAATTAACGAGGGAATTATTGAAGGGGTATTTAGTCCATTACTTAATAATGTTAAAAAATATGGTTATGAAATTTTATATTTTATACTTGCTGCTGGAGGTGTGTTAGTGATTACATATAATCTCGGATCAATTTGTTTCTTTATTAATAGATCGTTAAAAGTAAAAGCTAAACCCGAATCTGTACCTGCTCCCCCAACAAATCCTTCTGAAAATGTAAATACTGTTGTGTTAGCTAAATTACCAGTTGAAAATCAACTACTTGAAATTAAATATGACCAAAATGGAAGACCTAGAGAATTTGATTTGATTTTAATTAAAAGTCATATGACAGGTAAAATACAAGATAAATTATTTAATTTACTTGCTTATTATAAACAACATAATGATAAACTCTTATTATTTTATTTTAATGATGAAATACTATGTGGTAGTTTTATAACAATACAAGCAAATAAAATACTTATTGAAACAATTGATGGTAGACCAATTCAATTATCATATGATGATATTATTGACCCAATAACAACACCATATTTATCCACTAGTTATATAACAAACAAGTATATTGAATGTAAAACTTTATTTGAAAATAAAATGAGATCGAATCCATTATCATCTGAAGAATTATTTGCAAAACAATTACAATTACTTAGTCAAACACGTAGGTCACAAAAAAGTCATCATAAAACACACAAACATAAGTTACGTCGTCGTAGTAGTAGTTCCAGTTCATCGAGTTCAAGAAGTTCATCGAGTTCTAGATCAGGAAGATCTAAAAAAGGTCGGTCTAGAAAAAGTAAATCTAGAAGAAGTCGATCTAGTTCAAGAGAAATTACCCCTCTATTTGACCCTCTATATGTTAAAGTTTAATTAAACTACAATGTATTCTCGACAAGATAGCAATTAGAAGACCAAAATGAATTTAACAACGTTAAAAATATTTATAAAAAATAATTATTTTTTATAAATGATAAAATATATATTTTTAATAATAATTGTTATAACAATTATTATTTTATTATATTTTCGTGTGAAATTTCGTTTTTGGGCGAAACAACCCGTTTTTCATATTTATGATGTATGGTATTATTTTTTTCCGTGTGGAATCATTCAATTGGATCTTCCAAGTAGAGAAGAGAAATATAATAATTTCAAAGATATCGATACAATAAAATTGGATGAATTAAGTAATATAAATAAAAATAAATTTGTATTTTTTATACAAAATCATTTTCTAAGAAGTAGAGAATTAAATTATAGACCAAAAAAAGAAAATATATTTCCTTATTTAACTGGATTAGATGGTGGGTCGGTATTTCTTTCTCTATATAGAAAGAAAAATATGTTGATGGATACAACTTTACAAAAAGTAAAAGAAGATGAAAAAATAATAGGTACTATTTTATCTTATCCAGTTCAAATTATATTTAATAATGGAAATCCAGAAGCAAATATGAATGCCTATTATGTTGATTATTTGTGCGTGGATAAAGAACATAGAAAAGAAGGTATTGCTCCTGAATTAATTCAAACCCATCATTATAATCAGAGAACCTTGAATAAGAATATACAAGTTTCTCTATTTAAGAGAGAAGGGAACTTGACAGCTATTATTCCATTATGTTTGTATGAATTATGTGGATTTTATATAAAAGAATCAAAAGAATTTATTTTACCTCAAGATATAAAATTAATAAAAATAAATTATAAAGATTTATCTTATTATAACGATTTTATTAAATTAAATCATAGCAAGTTTAAAATATTTATTTCAACATCTTTGGCGAATATAAGTGAATTAATAAAAACCGAAAATATATATATCTATGCTTTGATTCAAAAAGATACAATTTTATCTCTCTACTTTTTTAAAAAACAATGTACATATTTAGAAGAAGAGAATGAAGAAATAGTAACTTGTTATGCTTCTATAAATTGTTGTAAATCAGAAGATATATTTAAGGTTGGTTTTCAAAATGCGTTAATGAATATAATAGATAATTATCCTTCTTATAAATTATTAATTATAGAGAATCATTCAGATAATGATAGATTAATTGATTTTTATTCAAAAATCAATAAATTATTATTTAATATAAAATCAGCTTATTATTTTTATAATTTTGCTCATCATTCATATCATTCGAATCATACACTTATTCTTTTATAATTAATATATATTATATAAATTAAATTAAGTGACCCTAAAAGATAGATTGAAGAAAGGTAATATAATTATCGTGTATATTTTCCGACATAATAGAATGAATCGACAATAAAAATAATAAAAATTCCTAAAAAAGAATATAATATTACTTCTTCGGTAACACTGCCACTTTTTTCATCTTGTTGTTCTTCAAGAAGATGAATCATATAATTAATTTTTTCCATTAATATATCATTATCAGTTATTGTAGGTGTAGGATTTGTAAATGCTTGAATATTATAACTTGGATTTGGTGTTGGTATTTGTGAGAACAATTCTTGTCTTTGTGGTTTAGTATAATTGGTTAAACCTTCTTCACCTCCTAATGGTGTATTATCTCTATAAATAGTGGATTGAACTCCAGATGATTGGGGTGGTGGTGGTGGATTAAAGTCACCTAATTCATCTTGTTGTGTTGGTAAATTACTCATTGCTTTCATTACTTGATTTACTTTATTATAATCTATTTTTGTTTGGATATTATCTTCTGTATAACTGTTGACAGAGGGATATTTTTTTAATGTTTTCGAAAACTTTTTTTTATGAATAGGTTGATCCATTTCACCAAAATTTTCATTGTCAACGGGTGCTGCATAAAAAGCAAAAGACATCTCTCTTAATAAAATTTAAGATAATAAATTATTAAACAAACTGAATAATATATAGATATGAATAACAAATAAATAAATTACATAAATGATATCATTTAAATAATAAATCTATATGATTTTTTATAAAAATGAATTATATATGATAAAAATGATTCAATTCATAAGTATTTTGTTAATATTATACATTTTTCTTATTTCAGATAATATAAATACTCTATTTCAGTCAAGTTTAGGAAGATTATTGATATTTTTATTTTTAATTTTAATTACAGATATTAATAAAACATTAGGAATTATATTTGCTTGTTATTTATTAGTATATTTTAATAATGAAATGGTTTCTAATTATATTCCATTTCATAATCAACAAGTAGAGAACTTTTCTAATATTTATTCCAATATTGACACAAATTCAAATAAAATAATTATGGAAAAATATTTACAACCAAAAATGTCAAATGATTTATTTCCATTTATAATAAAATCATCTAATAAAGAACCTAAACCTTATTTTTAAGTTGCATTAATGACACAATCATTTTATTAAATTAATTTATATTTATAGAATATGAAGATGAAAACAAATCATTTATCTTTAATAGTATTATTATCATTTATCATAATATTAATAATATACTTCTTATATGTAAATAAAATACCAAGCCAAAATAGAGAAGGATTTATATCGAGATTTTATCGTCCTTATTATAGGATTCTGAAGAGAGGTGTTTCTGGTTATTTTAATTATTTTTTGAACTACTAATTCATATACATATATATATATGACTGTAAAAAAAGGTGGCTCGTTAAATAAACATAAAGGAGGAAATGTTCCATATTACCCGCTTGCTACACATTCTAAAAATCCAAAATATACTTCTATAAAATTTTTATCAGATCCTTTACAATTTATTCACGTTCATATTATGTATTTAAATAATAGCAAATTTTTTGCTGGTGTAATAATGATATTATTAAATATAGGGTCAAAATTTATTTCTGTAAACTTTAGTAAATCAACTGAAGAATATTTAAAATACACGTTAAGTAAGCAAATACTTGTTTTCTCTATGGCGTGGATGGCTACAAGAGATATTTATACTGCTCTTGTTTTAACAGCTGTTTTTGTTGTATTATCTGAACATTTATTTAATGAAGATAGTTATTTTTGTGTTGTTCCACATTCTTGTAGAGTCGTACATAAATTAAAAGCGGCATCACAATCCGAAAATAATATTGTCACTGAAGAAGAATTAACTAATGCAATACAAATATTAGAAAAAGCAAAAAAAGAAAAACAAGAAAACATATATAAAGAAGCAAATGAAAAATTTAAGAATTTATAATACTTAATTAAGTTATGTTTTTTCTTAAATAATCAATATAGAATATATGTCTAAAACAAAATTTGATAATAAATATTTACCAAAAAGAATGAATATCCTTTTATACACTAAAACAAATCAATACAATCGAAAAATATATACTCCACAAATGAGTATTCCTAGCACAACAAGTAGTTATGTGAATTTTAATCCTTTAATAAAAATTAATAAAGAAACATTTTTTAAAGAAAATAAAATCAAAACAACTGATACCAAACCATTAAATGAAAATATTATTGATGTGTTTTTAAATAAACAAAAATTCGATGAATTGTTAAATAAAATTATTATCAATACCAATAAAAAAGAATTGACAATTCAAGAAAGTTGTAGAGAAAAAGTTATTGATAATAATATCAAAACAACATTAGATGTTTTATTTAAATCAGGCAATGTATTAGAAATAGATAAAAACCCATATACCATTTATAATTATACTTGGTTAGATGGAGATTGGTTAATATATAGCAATGACTTAAAAAAAGAAAATAGTGAAGAACAACGTTTTCCATTACAAAGAGGTTACTATGGTTATAATAGACATCGTAATGATATGACAGAACAAAAAGTAACACAAAATGCCTTCGATGAATTAAGCAAACAAATACCAAATTGTTTAATGGGTGATGCCGAAGTTTCTCTACTTGTTACTGGAGATAAAGATATTTTACAAGAACAAAAAAAAACAGATGATATTGAAAATGACAAAAAAATTTTTGATAAAGAAAAAATAGATGGATTTTTTAAAGATAATTCAGATCCTTTTAATTTATCTGAAAATAAATTATTTTTACCTTTTAATTTAGATTATAATATTCCTTCTTTTTTAAAAGACCCTATTTCTGTAAGTTTATTTTATTTAGGATATGATTATGAAAAAGAAATAACAAATTATTCCAGCATAAAAAAATATTTTGATAAATTGAATAAAAAAAAACAACAATTAGATGTATTAGTAAAAACTATTTTTAAACATACAGGTAGTTCAGAAAATAGTGATATAATAATGTCAGAAACCGACAGATTAATAAAAGAACAAAATACTATAGATGAAAACTTAACAAATCTTAAAGATTCTAAAAAAGAATTAACTAATTTATTAAATGAATATACCAAATCAAAATTAGTTACAAGAACTTGTGAGCGTGTTTTACTTGATGCTTTAGAAAAATTAAATAATTTAATTACAACAAAAAATTATACAAAATTAAAAACAGATATTAATGCTCTTAAATCAAGACTTGTGTGTCCTCCTATTCATTCAGCGATGACACCACCATATCTAACTCCAGAAATAACTAAAAAATTTAACGACCTTATAAAATTAATTGATGAAAATATTAAAACAGAAGATAATAAAAAAAATAAAGATTCGTATAATACACAATATTTATTATTTCAACGCGAACAATTATCCAAAGGTGATAATATAAAAGAATACATTGAAAAAAAGAAAGGATATTTAAACAATTGTAGAGAAACGTTGGAATTAATTCAACAAAAAATAGATATGGAAAATGAATATTTACTATTATTTATTTCATTTTATAAACAATTGTATAATTATAAAAAAAGTGAATTAAGAAATACATATTTTTTAAGTAGCGACCAAAAATGGTTATTAACTATGGTAAATCAAATTATTTTATTTGACTTAATTATTTATAATGCAATTATTACTTCTGAAGAATACAAAAAAACAATGAAAGATACAAAGAAATTAATTAATGAATATATTGAAAAAATAAAAATATTTCAAACTTTCCGTTCCAACATTAAAGATGAAACTATAAATAAAAGTAAAGATATTTATATTATATCTTCTTTTATAGATATAATTTATTATACAAATTATGTTGTCGATATGGAATTTTGGAAAATATTTAATGAAAAAACTATTTCACTAAAAAAAAGTTTCTCTACTATTGTATCAAAAACAATTAATAATTATCACAAATTAAATGAATCATTTTCTCACGCTTCAGAATATGAATCACAATTAAAAAATATGAAATATACTTGTTTTGATTTAATAAATATTTATTCGAGAATGACTATGATTTCGTTTCTAAGAACATACTTGTGTGATAAATATAATAATGATTTTTATAAACAAATAAATAAATATATTAAAGAAAAAACATTTGATGACAAAAATAAATATTATTTAAATATTTCAACTATACAGAGATACACACAATATAATTCACACATAGATGAAGCTTATTTAGATTATATTACTTCTGTAAAAATGTTAACTCCTTCTATTACAAGTGAAAATATCGAAAAAATATGTAATACCTTATCTACCGTTGGAAAAGAACACAATAATGAAGCATTTATAAGAGATATTGGTAATGCTGAATTTAATAAATTAAAAGAATCATTTTTTGATGTGGATTTAGCCAAAATTTTTACAGATATTAATGTCAATGACATAAAATTAGTAGCCTATAATGATTTTAAATTAAGTACAGCAATTAAAAATGGTTTGAATTGGTATTTATATGAAGAATTTAAAACATTTAATGGTGATTATATTGATTTAGATAGTTTTACAGAAAATGATGTTTTAGAATTAAGTGAAACAACATATAAAATAAATATATGTATTATTGAAAATAATCAAGAAGAATCATTGGAAATATTAAAAGATAGTGTAATTAGATTAACAACTACTACATCTGAATTAGCAGATAAAGTAAAAGATATTGCAAAACAATCATTAGAAGAAGTTGATAAAATTGTTACAACCTTACGTAATAATGCTTTGGTTTTTACCAATCAATTAAAGGATACATCAAATGAGGCAAAAACGTTAGCTACCCAAGCATCTAGAGCGACAGAAGTAATTAAAACATTATCATCATATACTCCTGCGTTAAACGATATTGGTATAGCATTAAACAAAATAAAAGAAGCATTAGAATTATCAATTCAATTATTTTTTATATCTCCCAAGTTAAAAAAAGAAGCAGAAAATTTATTAAAACAAACAAGAAAAAATATTACAAAAAAAAATAACATATCAACAATATCTTCTTTTTATAATCGAAAAGATTCACCACCTAAACTATATTTTTTAGAATATAATAATCGTTATGATCAAACATTATTTCTTTTTAAAAACAACAAAAAATATTATACTATTTTATACAATGAAAAAGTTTGTTTATTAGATAAAGCCAATCCACTTTTTCAAAATGTTTTAATTAAAGATTTAATACAAAGAGGAGGTACTAAAAGAGACCAAATAGAGAGTATAATGAATCAATCATTACTAAACAATTTATTACAAAATCCAAATGCTGAAAGTGATAAACGTAAAGTATTAATGAATACATTGGCATATATTGTTCCGATTAAATTAGAATTGTATGAAGGTAAAGATGTTCCAATAAATCAAAAAGTATCTTTAAAATGTGAAGAAAATTATAATAATATTTTAAAAGCGTGGAAAATATTATTCAATATAAAAGAAGAGAAAACACAAACGCAAAATAAACAACTTCTTTCTAGCCATTAAATAATAATAATGAATTATTATTTAATTAAATTAATTAAATGTCGAGACTAATTGAATTTTTATCGGATCGTTGTCTTCTTCTGCTCTTTTTGGGCATATTTCCATCATTTTGTAAATCTTTTAAATCAGCAATACTAATTGTACTATTATCATTTTCTTTTCTATCATTATTTTCTTGGATGCTGATTGTTTTTGTTTTTAATCCAGAAAGAATATCAGATATATCACTTGGTCCTCTCATTTCGACTCTTTTATCGGTTGAATCATAGTTTTCTCTAAAATGAATACCATCATCAAAGATGGGACGATTTGTAGAAGTGAATCTACTATAATCAGTAGACCCCATTGTACTCGAATTATTTCCGGGTCGACTTGATGTAGACATAGGTGGTGGTGGTGGACTATCATTATTAAAAACATTATTCATAAATCCAGATAATCCGGGACTTGTCTGACCCATTGAATTCACAGCCGCTGTTTGGAACTGTCGCATTAAATCTGGATTTTGTCTCAATATATCATCCATTCCAGGCATAGAAGACTTAAATAATGTATTTGTCATATGAATCATCATTGCGCTTCCGCCTAATTGAAACAATAATTTTAATTCAGGAGCAAGAGAAGCTTTGGATTTATACTTTTCGTGTAATTCTGAAAAAATATCATCATAGTCGCTCATATTTTCATTTACTTGATCACTCCATCCATCTAATTTAATATCGAATGGATCAAATTTTCCATTTAAAAATTCGATTCCATTAATACAAGCCATTAACATATTACCTTGGAATTTGATTGAATTTTGTTTTGATTTTTCATCCATAATCATTTCATATTCTCCTTGCATTTCCATTAATGGTGATTCCATTGTATATTTTTTACTTAATGTAACACCTTTTGCTTCTAAAGATTCCAACTTTCTTAGATATTTAAATTTTTCTTTTAACAATTCTTCTTTAGAAAGTTGAGGCGTTTGGGGCATTTGTTTATCAGGATTTAATGGTATATTATTAAATTTAGTAAATCCATCCCATGTTTTATTTTCTGCTTCTGTAGAAGCTGTTGATTTTCCTAAATTTATATTTTTATCTTCTTTATTTTCTTCGAATTTTACGCTATGAGAAGTATGAATTGATTTTGTATTAAATAAATCACTTTTTAAATCAAATGTTTTTGAAGAGCCAATATGAATGGTATCTTCTGTCAAGTTATTTAACTCATTTTCTAAATTATTAATATCTTCTAATTCAACATTTTTTGAACTATCCTTGACCTTTTCATTCATTAATAATTCTAATCCACCGCCACAAGAACTAGATGATAATTTAACATTATCTAAATTTTCACTTAAACTAGAAATATCGATAATATCGTCATCCATTATGTTATGAATTAATAAGAACTTTTAATTTTAAGTATTACGAATAAAATAATATTATTTCATAAAAAAATATGAATATGAAATAATATATCATTAATTATTAATTGTCTTGTTACACTTTTCTTGTTATATTTATGTTTCCAACTTTTTCTTTACAACTTTTCTACCCTTTTTTACTGGTTCTTGTACTACTACATTTTGTTGAACAACATCTGTTACAACAGAACTGCTTACAGATACATCATCTTCTTCGTCACAATCCGAATCTTCAATAGCTACACTCAATTCAATTTCTTTTTCTTCTGAAACCAAAGGTGTGTTTGTAGACAAAAGTGTATCTGTAGCCAAAGGCGTTGGGGATGGTGGTCTATCGTCTTTTGGTTGAGGTTTCAAATAACATTTTCCAGCCAATTGTGCTCTTGGTTTTTGAACCATTGCTTGAATCAACTTCCACGTTACCCCAAACTTTCCATTGGCAAACCAAATACCACCACAAGTCATTAAAACTTTTACATTGGTAGCTTTTGGAATCAATGTAACAGGTGTAATACCTTTTGTATTTGGAAACAAACAAACCCCATCATCATCATACACTTCACATTTCCAAATACCTTCCCAAATAGGAATTTTTACTCGAATGGATGGAGGTTTGGAGAAGTTATAATCACCTGTATTTGGGTCTTTACTATATTTCAACATTGGTGTGTATAAGGCATCAACAACTTCAGATGATTTATGAACCTTTCCAAACCAATCCTTAGAATTCTTCAATGCGTCAGCTTTAATCTTCTCTTCAAATGCCTTCATATTATCTAAAAATTGTCTCAAATCATCGTTATTATATTCGTCCGTTGGGAATTGAAGAGTCATTTCAAACTTTCCATTTCCTTCTCCCGTTTTTGGATCAACAAAATCGGAAGCACCCCACGTTAGCATCATTGGTGTTGAAATATTCAATCGCGAATTAGTCAATCTATTATAAATATTCACAGCTTTTCCACCAGCAGAGTTTGCTTTTGGTGAGCTATACTTGATATTCTCGCACTTAAATTCAGTTGATTCGATAACAGTGTCAGCCATTTGATTCTTTTATGATTAGGTTATAATACTTTCTTTTTAAATCAATTTTTTTATTTTATAAAAAAAGAATATGGTAAATGGTGTGAACGCAAAAAAATATTTATATATTATAATAAATATTCAAAAAGAAATATTATACTATAATATAAATGCAATCAATTGTTTTCGACGTGAATCAAATAATCGAAGATTATATTACATTTAAACCAAATAGAATCTACGATAATAAAATCAAAAATGAATTTTCTGATTTAAATTTAACAAATTATGAAAATTTACATAAAAACAATTATACAATGTCTTTTCTAAAAACACAATTAAAAAAATATAAATTAAAAATTACTGGAAATAAAAACGAATTAATTAACCGATTATATTATTTTTTAAACTCTTCAAAATACATTATTAAAATACAAAGATTATTTAGAGGAAGTTTAGTTAGAAAAATGATTCAATTAAGAGGAAATGGATTAAAATGTAGAGAAAACTGTGTAAACACAGAAGACTTTTTAACAATGGATGAATTAAAAAATATTTCTCTACTCGATTTTTTTAGTTATCAAGAAGATGATGGAAAAATATATGGATTTAATATTATTTCTATTTATAATTTAATTCAAAAATCTACAAAAGAACCAACGAATCCTTATACTAGACAACCCATTCATATAAATACTATAAATAATATTAAAAAAATTATAAATATTTGTAAAGCACTAAAAACACCCATTAATATTATTATCAAAAATATAGAAAATGATATAAGTAACAAGAAAAAGATTGAATTGAAAACATTAGATATATTTCAACATATTAATTCATTGGGAAATTATAGTGACCCAAATTGGTTTCTTTCTCTATCTAGAAGTCAATTAATACGATTTTATAGAGAACTATATGATATTTGGAGTTATAGAGCCAATTTAACAGATGAAACAAAAATAAAAATTTGTCCTCCAAGAGGAATCGTATTTACTTGTAATGAACGAATCATTATTATCAACGAATCAAATATATTAGTTTTGCAAAGTAAAATATTATCTATAATAGAGAAACTTGTCTATTCAGGCATCGATAATGACCACAAAACATTAGGTTGTTATTATATTTTAGCAGCATTGACTTTAGTTTCACCAAGTGCGGCTTCCAGTTTATCTTGGCTACATCAATCTGTTGTTCATTATTAAAATTTATAAAATATTATAAATTTTATATTTTTTTAATTATTTTAAAATCAATAAAATTGTTGAATCCATCATCAATAACAAAATAATATATATATATTTATGCGTTAAAACACTTAAAAAGAATTTGTTTAGATAGATTATAAAATGCCCAAGAAGACGAGTACAGCAACCAAGCAAGTGACTGAACAAGTTGAATCAACTATTGTTGAGAATATTATTGAGCCTGTGGTTGTTCCCAAGGCTACCCGAACTAAGAAGTCCTCCAAGGAGGCTTCGAAGACGAATGAGGTAGTTATTGAGACAACTCCTTCCAAGGATGAAGTTGTGGTTCTTCCCGAAGTGGTTGAAGAGAATATTGTCTTGGAGAATGGTATCAGTGCTCTTCCCGTTGAGCAATCATTGGAGTTCTTTACCAAGCTCCAACAAATGGGTGTCTTGATTTCTCAATTGAAGACTGAGTTTCGTCTTCTTGAGAAGAAGTGGACTCGTGATTTGAAGAACGCTCAAAAGAAGGGATACAGAGTGAAGCGAAACGGAAACCCCAACCGCTCACCAAGTGGGTTTGTTAAGCCAACACGTATCAGTGATGAGTTGGCTACTTTCCTTGGAAAGGAGTCTGGAACAGAGATGGCACGAACAGCCGTGACTCGTGATATCAATGCTTATATCCGCGCCAACAATCTCCAAGATAGCGATAATGGACGAAAGATTAACCCTGATTCAAAGCTTCTTGCTCTTTTGAAGCTTCAGAAGGGTGAGGAGTTGACTTACTTTAATCTTCAGCGATATATGAGTCCTCATTTCTACAAGAACGTCAAGGTTGAGGCGGTTGTTGCTGCTCCTGTTGTTTAAATTAATTCGAATATTAACGATTAATAATAATTTATTATTATTATTAATTTCCTCTTTTCTTATCAAGAAAAAATAAACTATGCAAAACATATATAAGTAGAGAACTTTAAGAAATAGTTGGAATATAACCACTAAATAAAATAATTGGATTATTAAAAACGATTATTTAAATATTTTTTTGCTTTTGAATTGCTATTTAAAAAAATATCTTCATTTGTTATACCTTTTTTTCTTTCAATTATAATATCTAATACCATTAAATTGTCAGTATTTAATTTATATATTGTTTCTTCCATTGTTGATTCAGATAAAATTCCATTGGCATAAATACCATAATTATTATAAATACCATCACAATCTTCCAAAACAATATGATATATATTAAAATATCCTTCTTCATTATATTCTTCAAATCTTTTATCAAAACACGCTAATACCTTTTGCTTATCATCTATCATCTTTTTATAATTTACATCCTTAAAATTAGATAATAATAGATCCATCTTTTTCTCTTCTTTTTCTGTTAATTGATCTTTCAATAACGCATGACTTCCTGTTACATATAAATCTTCGATTAATCCATTCTGTTTTGTTCTCTTCATCACATATAATTTATTTATCGTTTTCTTAGAAGAATTAATTAATTTTGTTTTAATTAAATACTTTACTTTTTTGTATCCGTGCTTATATGTTTTTACATAAACATTTTGGTCGAGTTTCTCTATTGGTATATATTTATCATTTGTCCCTTTATTAAAGCATAATATATATGTACCTTCTTTAAAACAAATAGATGAAACTTCTAAATTAAATATAGGACTCATTGACGTTGATGTAAGATTATAAATATACAAAATATTTAACCCAGCCATTAAATATACATTTGTAAATGTAAAAATATTTGAATTATCAGCAGAAAATACACTCGAAATAGTAACACCTAAACTATTTTTTAAAACATAATTATTAGTTGAAATAGGTAAATAAGTATTACTTTGATATATAATAGTTGCTGGTTGTCCAGTAATAATCGGATTGGGAATAGTTTTGATATTTAGATTTGTTTGTGTTGGTTCCGGAGGTGCTGTTGGTTCCGGAGGTGCTGTTGGTTCCGGAGTTGGTGTTGGCGTTGGTGTTGGTGTTGGTGTTGGGGTTGGTGTTGGTGTTGGTGTTGGGGTTGGTGTTGGTGTTGGTGTTGGGGTTGGAGTTGGGATTGGAGTTGGTGTTGGTGTTGGTGTTGGAGTTGGAGTTGGTATGGGTGTTGGTGTTGGTGTTGGGGTTGGTGTTGGGGTTGGTGTTGGTGTTGGTGTTGGGGTTGGAGTTGGCGTGGGTGTTGGGGTTGGAGTTGGGGTTGGGGTTGGAGTTGGGGTTGGAGTTGGTGTTGGAGTTGGGGTTGGAGTTGGCGTTGGCGTTGGCGTTGGTGTGGGTGTTGGGGTTGGAGTTGGAGTTGGGGTTGGAGTTGGGGTTGGTGTTGGTGTTGGTGTTGGGGTTGGAGTTGGGGTTGGAGTTGGAGTTGGTGTTGGCGTGGGTGTTGGGGTTGGCGTGGGTGTTGGGGTTGGGGTTAAATTTTGGCTTACATACAACATATAATCAGATACATCATTATTAACCTCACTAGGTGTATAATTATTATTATTTGGGGGTGCTGTAGCATAATCATATACCATAATACCTCCTACTTGTGTCCACGGATTTATATCTTGTGGATTAAAATAAAATTGGGCTGAATAAATTGTTTGTGGATCAATTGTTTGTGGAGATGGTATATTTTTAGCATTAACTATTATTTCGGATAGGGATGTATTATATGAAAAATCCGTAGGAAATGTCGTATTACCATAACTACTTAATGGAACATAATCAGATGCTTGATAATAATTAGCAATACCTAATACTAATTTATTTAAAGGAATATTAATCATTCCAAGTGACGAATAATTATTATTAGATTGATTATAAGTATTATATCCACCAGAATTTATAGTATTATAATTAGAACTATTATTTGCAATATAATCACCAGTTGAGGTCGCTTGTGATAATTGTAAGATAGAACAATTAAACCCTATAGTACCATTTTCACCATAATCACATATAAAAATTTGAGGTAAATTAAAATATACCCCTGTATAATTAGAACCTTGATTATAATATTGAATATTATACCAATCTATATATGAACCAAAATAATATTCTATAGTATTATATAAACACGAATAACCATTTTGTGTAAAAGTTAATTGTGAATTATAAATATCTGGTGGCCATAACACACCTTGAGTCGCGTTAGTTAATAGATACGGACTAAAATAAGGTGGCTGTGGAGCGTGTGTAACTATCATACCATTATTACTTAAATACTTTATAGTCATTGAAACCACCCCATAATACAATATATTATTTTGTTCTATAGTAATATGATTCGTTATATCTTTTCCAAATCCTTCCAAATCAAAATCTATTCCATCGAATGATGGATAAATTGAATTAACATTTGTTAAATAATATGTATATAAAATATATCCAAAAGTATAAGCGCTATTTATATATTGATTATATTCAGCTGGAGTGAATGAAGAAGTAAATAGAATGGTATTTATTGTGTAAATATTTAACATAGCTTGAACATCGCTATATAAACTTGTACTAAAATTTCCATAGTAAAAATTAGAAATACTGGTTGTATAAAGATATGAAGGATCATTTCCACCAAAACTTAGAGCACCACCGAACGATAGTAATAATTTAAAATTAAAATTAGTTGGTGCTGGTGGTGGTGGCGTTGGATAATATCCAGTATTTCCAGTATTTTCAGCTGTTTGAACAACGAATATATTAGCAGCATCAATAGCACCATAATTTGTAGTTACACTATTTACAATTTTGTCAAACCAAGTAATTGTTGTACTACCTAACATAGGAAAAACATAAGAATTAGTAAAAGTAGTAGAATTATAATAAGATGGAACACTACCACCGATTATTAATACTTCCATAATTACGTGTGTACAATTACAACTTGAATCAGCAAAATCAAAAAAACTCTGCCAATCAGAAGAATTAGTTAAATAATTAGCTCCATATAAAACTTGTTTCCAAGTTGTTGTCATATAATAAACTAATTATATTATTTAATTGTAAAAACGTATCTCTACTTTTTCTGAAATACTAAAATCCATATATAATATATGTTTGGCATTCCAAGAAGATATATACCTTTTTCTTTATCAAGAAAAGATAAAAACAAACAAAAAAATATGATTTTAAAATCTAGGAAATTATATAAATCGAAAAAATACTTTACAAGAAAAAATGTATCTTCTTTCAAAAGTAAACCATCCAAACATATTATAAATGCAAAAAGAATTTATAATATTGATAAAATATCACCAAGTAGAGAACTAGCAAAGAAAACAGGTTGTTCACTACAAGCATTAAATAAAATAGTAAAAAAAGGCGAAGGAGCATATTATTCTTCTGGGTCAAGACCGAATCAAACACCACAGAGCTGGGGTCTTGCTCGTTTAGCAAGCGCTGTTACAGGAGGAAAAGCATCCAACGTCGATTTTAGCATTTTGGAAAAAGGATGTAGTCATAGCGGAAAAGCGTATCGTTTAGCAAAAAAGAATTTATAATTTATTTCTCTGTTTCCGAGTTTTATTCTTTGTTGTCTTCATTAAATTCTTAAATACTTTTTCATCCAATTCATTAAAAATTTCTTGTTTTGTTTTATTAGTAGTAACTAATAAATAATCATATTTAAATTCATCTCTTAATTTAACATAATGATCTTTATCATCATATATATTCATTTCACGAAAAATTTTATTTGAAAATTTAGTTAGTTCGTCGATATTAGTAAAATAATATTTCATATATTTTACCATTAATTTTTTAAATTTTTCTCTATTTACAATTTCTATTTTTTTATCATCATTATTACTACATTTTACATATTTTTGTGGAAATTGTTCTAAAACACTTTGCTCAGCAGGCATATTGCCTTTTTGTGTTCTTGAAATCATATTACGTATCATATCATATATATTTGTAAAAATAAATATTATATATAATTTATCATATAATTTGTGTGATTTCATATTACTAATAATATCTTCTTGTTCATTATCATCAAAAAGTATATTTTTATGTGTTTTATGGTGTATTTTAATTCCTTCATCAACTATAAATTTAGTTAAATAATAACGAAAATAATTTACATAATTATCTGGATAACCTCGATAGATTTTCTTCACTAGTTTTGTATGTTCACCATAATTATTTTTTATTGTTTTAATGTTTTTACGGAATTGATCATCTAAAAATTTTTCATAAATTGGAGCATATTCATCAATTTGCATACATACATAATTTTTTTTACTGAAATATTCACATATCGTAGTTTTACCAGCATTGCTTGTACCATTCAATAATATATAATTTTTACTCATATATATATCTCAAGAAAAATAAGGTCTTCCTTCTATTGGACCAATCAAATACAATTGGATTAATTTTTCTTTATCTATATGAAGTTGATATTTATAGACATCATTTATACTAATCTTTTTCTCTACTTCTGTCAATTGGTAAATCGGATTCAGAATATAATTCACAATAAATTCTTCAGTCAATTTATATTTCTTTAAAACTTTCTTCAAGTTGAAACTATATATATTATCTATCAAATAATCCATATCAATGATTTCTGACATAATAATATAGATAATATTATTCTAATTCACAAATTGTCATTCTTAAATTATTTTTTATATTATAATGTAAATTGGTTAGTTTAAGAATTGAATTTTCCATACAGACAATGCTATTTAAAAACTGTTTTGTTTTGTAATATTCTCTTATAAATAAACACATTTTATTTTGTAATTCAACTTCTTTTTTAAAATACATAAATTGTTTCGATCCATTATTGGTAATACACCAAGAAATAAAATGTTGATAATAATACATTAATATATTTGTAAGTACATAATAAGATAAAACATTACTTTTTTCTCTATATTTTAATTTTACAGAAGAAATAGTAGAGAAAAAATCAGTATAAGTTATTTTCATATATCTCAAGACTTTTATCATCTGAAAAAAAGAATAAATCTTTTCCAAATAAATAAAAAATTCACATTTCGTTAAAAAATCATTTGTTGTTTTATTACAATGAACATAACTAACAAATAGAGAATTCATAATTCTTGCCCAGAATTCACTATACGCCTCGAATAAATTCACTTCTGATTCCACATTAAAAATTCCTAGTATACATTCTCTACTCGGAAAAGAATCCATTGAAGCAAAATCCATTCCAAAACTATGAAATGTTTCGTGAATAAATACTTTAAACCATTCTTCTTTTCTATAAATTACAATTATATTATCTTCTTTACAAGCATATGTATATGCTGTATTCACATTACTCTCGTCTAAAATATAATCTCTTATTTTAGGTAATTCTTTTGTTATAGTAGAGAAATAAACATATATATTTAATACTTTACTACACGTTTTATTTTGACTCTGATTATTTAAAATATATAACCACATTAACATTCTCTTTACGTAATTATTATATAATTCTACATTACCATCTGATTCTGTTACAAAATGAATTATAATTTTTCTATCAAGTAGAGAAAATTGATAACGAAGATAAAATAACGATTTATTATGAATATGTTGTTTTATATGATGAGGAACGTGTTGTAAATTTCCGGGATTTGGTATATTCCTCTTTATAATTTTCTCTACTTTTGGAGAAATTGTCAATGAATTCACATATTTTTCTGAGTTAAACATTTCTTGAAATAAATACAAAAAACATTTTTTTGTAATCATATTTAATTTTTCTTTATTTCCATGCAAACATTTATTTTTTATGAAAAATAATATTAATTCATTACTTTTCTTGTTTAACATATATTATATTATTATTAAAATTGAATTAATAATAATAACGATACAATAATTACTTTTCGTTATGGCATTTGTAACAAAAACATTATCTTCTGGTGAACAATTATTGATTCCTATTTCTCTTGAAGAAATGAATAAAATTCTCAAAAAAGAAATTCAGATAAAAGATAATAAAATCAAACATCTTGAAAAAAAAATTCGACGACGAGATGTAAAAATTAAACAACTTGAAGAAAACATTAAACAAAATAAAGAGTATGCATATTATGAATCTATAAAAACACTTATAAATATAGAATTACAAAAATATAATAATGAAAAAATAATTAAAATAAGTGACGAATTTTGCGATTTCTTTAATATTAATAATTCATTATTAGGTGGTGAAATGGGCGAATTAGATATATATAAACAAATATATAATTATATATCTGAGAAAAAAATGTGGATAGATAATGATTACGACGAAAAATATGATAATTATGAATGTTATACTATACAATCCATAGATGAATTATTTACTGATTTCATCATAAATAAAGAAGATTTTATTTCTGATGAAAAATTTGCTTCATTATTAAAAGTTAATTTGGATGAAGATTGTATATTATATTTTAGCGAAATAAGCGAACGTATCCAACAACATTTTATAAATAATATTAGATCCTGACATTATTGTATATATACTTGTCTATTATCTTCCAGTCCATACTTTAGTTAATGGTAAATGTGAATATTTATCCTTTTCTTGAAAAGGAGTTTCCCATTCACAATATTTATGTATATTACCCAATAATGTTTCTCTTTTTTCATTTATTTGCAATAAACAAGCAATCACTCTTTCAAAAGAACACCTATTATATCGCGTTAATACACAATCTAATAGTTTATGAATATCATATTTATTATTAATCGATGTTAAGAAGTCGTGTTTAATAATACTCATACCCCCAAAACATCCTTTCCATAAATCTTTATTTTCGTAAAATTGTAATAATTCATCATCATTAAATAATTTTATCATTTTTGATTCATCTTCTATTTGATCCCAATCGTGTTCAAAATCCCAAATTATTTTATATTTATTCACAGAAAAATCAATATATTTATTAATAAATACAGAATCGTGTATGATTACAGCTGTATCGAATAATTTATTTTTTAAATAATATATGTATGGTAATAATTCACCTCTTCTTTTATAATCACTATTTATAACAATTGTATTATATAATTGTTTTTCTGTTATATATTCATAATTACTATCATCATCAATAATCATAATAGAGTTTTCGGAATAAAATTTACGAATACATTCATAACAAAGAATCCAATATTGATTTGTCAAGTCATTATTTACGTGTCTTAATATAATAAAACCAATTGTATCCTTATCCATAATCATAATTATAATAATTTTTTATATTATATTTCTTCAATTCATTTTTTTTCTTTTAGTTCATCTCTCACTCTCATTAATTCTTCAGCATCTGTTTGTTTTTTCTTAGGTGGTGCACTAATAAGTAGAGAATTATTTGTAGCTAATAATACCTTCTCAAAATTAGGATTTTGTGTAAATTTTGATAATAACGCATTGTATAAAGCAGTAGATGCCTTCTCTTCATTATAACTTGCATCGATTTGAATAGATTTCTTTCTGTAATAACCTTTTAAATCACCATTTTCTTTTCCTTTAAATAAACTTCCAGCTGGTTTTTTTCCTATAAAAATTGCTAATTCTACATCTTTGGCTAAATTGCCCGCTCTAATAATTTCTTTTTCTTCACCTACAGCGGCTAATGCAAAACTCTCATAATATTGTGGATGTTCTTCCATAAATTTAATTGCATTAATATAATGTTCTACACTCGCCCAATAAAATCCATTCAATATAAATTGATATGGTTTTTTATTTCCTTCCGGATCTATATCCGTTCCATCAAATGAATTATCTAATATACATCTCCAATTTTTCATTCCTTTTAATTCTATATATTTTTGTATTTGATTATCAGGCATAATTTCTCCTCTAATTTTTCCCGGGGTTTTACTTGATGATGAAGAACAATATATAAATAATTTAACACCATCATTTATTCTTTGTAAGCTTTCGATAGTTAAATTTACTTCTGGTTGAAGTGGTGGTAATTCTCTATTTTTTATATTTACATGAAATTCTTTGAAATCTGGAATATTAATAAAATTTCCTTCTATATTTTCAACACATTTATTAGAAATAATTTCTTTCAAATCATATGGTAATTCTCTGAATTGAAATATAAATTTTCCATCATAACCTATTAAGTTGTATCTATTTGTTTTTTCTGTGTATTCAAGAAGGATATAATGTTCAGGTATAAAATCAGTTGTTATTTCAGTATCTCTTTTCCCACAATCAATAATACTTTTAAAATCATTTTCATCATTGGCATCTTTTAAGAAAACAATAAATTTAATATTCATAATACTCTCCAAATATAATAATGTATTTTCGTCACCAGAAAATTTTTTGGATTTGATATATTCTCTATATTTTTCTATTGTATTCACATTATCAAAATCGATTTCTTTTACTAGTTTATCTAATTCATCAATATCTCTTTTTATTAATTTAATATTTTCTTTAATTTTAGTGTGTTCTTCTTTTAATGCGATTGTTCTATTTTTTTTATATTCTTCTTCTATACGTGTTTTATCTTTTTTTAATTCTTTTTCTTTATTTTGTAGTTCTGTAATTCTCATCTTATGTTCATCATAAATTCTTTTTTTATAAAAGAAATCTTTCTCTATAAATTTGGAATTCGCATATTTTTCTCTTATTTTATTTTCATAAAGAACTGTATTAATTTTCGAAAAAGCATTTTTTATAGAAGTAAATAATGAATCATTATTATCAGATACATCTTCAATATCATATTGTTCATTTTTCATAAATTGCGAAATCCAATTTTTATCATTTTCTTTTCTTAATGCATCAGCCCTTTCTTTCGTTTCTCCAAATAATGGATTACGTTTTTGTATAACTTCTTCTTCTTCTTCTACATCTATAACATTTTCTTCTTCCTCTTTTTCTTTTTCTTCTAATACTAGAGGTGATAATTTATTTTTTTCTAGAAATTGATTATCGATCCAATTCCATAATATTGGGTTACTAAGTAAGTCATAATTGTCTATTTCTTTAATAGGAGCATCTATACTTTTATCGATAATTTTATATAAATCCTTACTTAATATTTCAAATATACCAATTTGTATTGCCTTTTTTTTATTCGTAATTAAATAAATAGGAAAAAAAATAAGACCTTCGGTAATATATTTTTTATTCGGATTTCCTATTGCAATAACTATATTTTGTTTTGAGATCAATCGGTTCTCTACTTCTAATTCATATAACGTAGCTAATTTTCCCAAGTCATCATTATCAACATTTCTTTTTTCGTGATAAATAACAGAATGTATTATTTTTGATGCTACCATAATATAAATAACAATTAAATTATTTATATTATTACTTTTCTAAAGTATCAATCAATTTAAAATATGATTTGGATTTATTTGATATTCCTGGATAAATATTGACTTTTATATTTTCGACAATACCATTGATCAAATCAATTATTTTTGTTTTTGCTTTATCTTTATCATTTATTTTTATAAAAATATTCTCTAGCCATTCTTTTTTGTAGAGAATAAATAAGTTTTCTATAATTTTATCGACCATTGATTTATACAAACTATTTTTCAAATAAAACAATAATTTTTTTAATAAATTATCAATAATATTTATTATTACTTCTTTTTCAATTACATTATATTTTTCTAAATTCACCAAAAATAGAGAAAATGCTTCGGATTTATCATTTTCTTTATTTTTTTTACATAATTCATCATAACTTTCATTATTTACATTTTCTACAAATTCAAAATTATTTAAATATAACTTTATTCGTTCAAAAAATAATTCATTTATTATTTTATATTTTTCAACAATTTTACTAAACAATTTTGCATAAATTTCTGAATAAAAACTATTTCCAGAAGTAATATCTATAATTACATTATACATCTTATTTTTTTCTTCCAAAGAAAAAATATTTAATTTATCCAAAATAATAATGATAGAATCATATTTATTACTAAAATTACTTTCAGTTAACATATTAAGTAGAGAACGAATATCAACAATTTCTGTATCAATACCTTCTTTTTTCTCTATTTTTGTCACTTCGAAAGAAGAAAGTAAATCCCAATCATCATCATTTATTATTTCTTTTATTTTTTTCTTTTGATTCATTCCATCATTTTTTTTTAGAAATCCAATTCCATCATTTATACTTTTTTTAATTCTTTTGTTAAAAATGGGTGTTTTAATATAATTTGGCGAACCAACTTTATTATTTATTTCTTCTATGAGCGATAACGTTTCATCATTTAATACACATTCAAAACCAATGAAAGATATGTCATTGATTTCATTTAAAGTATATTTTTTTGACAATAATTCCATCATTTATGATTTAAATAATATAATTTATTTATATCTTTGTTATTATTTATATATACTATGAATGTGCTTAAAAATAAAATAGTTATTATAATATTATGACGGATAATGAAGAATATACTTTTGAAAAATGGGATGAATTAGATATACCTTTAAATCTACTTAGAGGAATATATGCTTACGGTTTTGAAAATGTAAGTCCAATACAAAAAAAAGCAATTAAACCTATTATCTTGGGAAGAGATATTATTGCACAAGCACAATCGGGAACGGGTAAAACTGCTACATTTACAATTGGAGCATTATCCAATATTAACTTGGAACTTAATGAAACACAAGTCTTGGTTCTTTCTCCAACTAGAGAATTGACAAAACAAACAGCAAATGTAATTAATGGAATCGGATGTATGATGCCGATGTTAAAAGTTCAAACATTAATTGGTGGAACTTCTATAGAAGAAGATTTGGGTTCGATTAGAGAAAATCCACCTCATATTATAACTGGATGTCCCGGAAGAGTTTTTGATATTATGAGAAGAAATAATAATTTAACTAAGAAGATAAAAACCATTATCTTGGATGAAGCTGATGAAATGTTGGGTTCTGGGTTTAAAGAACAAGTTTATAATATTTTTCAGTATCTGAATAAATCAGTACAAATATGTTTATTTAGTGCAACATTACCAGATAGTATTCATACAATTATTAATAAAATTATGAAAAATCCAATTAGAGTTCAAGTAAAATCAGAACAATTAACATTGGAAGGTATTTCACAATTTTATGTAGCCATTGAAAATGACCAACAGAAATATGCTACGTTAAAAGATTTATATTCTTATATTTCAGTAAGTCAATGTATTATTTATGCAAATAGTTTGAAAAGAGTAGCTGAATTAAACGACGCAATGGTAGCTGATGGATTCCCCGTTTGTTGTATTCACGGAAATATGGAAAAAGAAGAAAGAGATAAAGCTTTTACTGATTTTAAGTTGGGAAAATATAGAGTATTGATTTCATCAAATGTTACAGCAAGAGGAATCGATATTCAACAAGTAAGTGTAGTTATCAATTTTGATTTACCAAAAGATATACATACATATCTTCATCGAATCGGACGATCAGGACGTTGGGGTAGAAAGGGAGTTGGAATTAATTTCATCACAAGAAGAGATGTTACTAAAATGAGAGAAATAGAACAACATTATGTAACTGAAATCAATGAATTACCTGCGAATCTAGAGAATTTTATTAAATAACATTAATTATCAATAAATTTGGAATATAATTGATTTAAATAATATGGATTTTAGTTTTACATTAGAATTAGAAGTTTTCTATGAATGTTTTAATTTTAAAATATTATTCATTAATATTATCAACATTCTATAATAATAAATTCTCGTAAAATAAAAAAGATAATTATCATTAGTTAAAATATGTCTAATATAGAGAAAATTAATGAATATTTTCATTTACCAATTTCGTTTGATAAAAAAAGTATCGAGTTAAATCCAACCATCATTACTGATTTAGAATTAAAAGAAACAGTTGACCCTTCGGGAACACCCTTATATAATTTTGCATTCCAACCCAATACAATTTTTGGTGAAAAAGTTACAAAAGAATTATCTAAGCACTACACCACAAACAAGAAATATTTAAAAGACACACAACAATTATTAAAAAAATACAAAAATACTAATAACATTACGGTTTCTTATAATGAAATCATTCATATATGGGATGATATAAAAAATGATAAAAATTTCAAAGAAAAATATCATTTTCTAGATTGGGATTGGAGTTATGGTGAAACATTAAATAATTCTCAAGATTTTTTACAAATAATGAGCATTTATAATTTAGCATCGCCATTTATTTCTTTTTTAATGCCAGTATTCATTTTAATTATTCCTTTTTTTATTATTACTATTAAAGGATACGATTTATCTTTTTCAAAGTATTTAAATATATTAAAAGATTATGCAAAAAATAATGCTGTCGGACAATTATTTACTCATTATCATAGTGTTCCTAATGATAAAAAAATATATTTGATTGTTAGCACATTTTTATATTTATTATCTATTTATCAAAATTTTATGACATGTATTCGATTTCATAAGAATATGATAAAAATACATAATTATTTTTCTACAATTATTTCTTATATCGATCATTCAAAAGAAAATATAAATAACTTTTTGATTTATTCCAATTCACTAAAAACATATCAAGAATTCAATTCTAATGCTCTTAAACATCTATCTGTTTTATTAGATTTGAAGAACGATATTAATAAAATAACACCTTATTCTATTTCTCTACAAAAAATCACTCAATTCGGAAAAATAATGAAGATTTTTTATTCTTTGTATAAAAATGTAGATATCAATAATTCATTTATGTGGTCTTTTGGAATGAATGGATATATCGATTGTTTACAAGGGTTGTGTTCAAATATTCATAATAACAATATTAAATTATGTAAAATAGGAGATAAGAAAAATAAGAAAAATAATATATTTAAAAACGCATATTATCCTCCTCTAATTCACGAGAATCCAATTAAAAATGACATACAATTGGATAAAAATTTAATAATTACGGGGCCGAATGCTTCTGGAAAAACAACCATTTTAAAAACATCTTTAATTAATATTATTTTTAGTCAACAATTTGGATGTGGTTTTTATTCCAATGCATATCTTGTTCCATATAAATATATTCATTGTTATCTTAACATTCCAGATACATCAGGTAGAGATAGTTTATTTCAAGCAGAAGCAAGAAGATGTAAAAATATAATTGATTTAATACACGATAATAATACGGATACACATTTTTGTGTTTTTGATGAATTGTATTCGGGAACAAATCCTGAAGAAGCTGTAAATAGTGCAAAAGGATTTATGAAATATTTAATTAAGTTTAAAGGTGTCCATTGTATGTTGACAACCCATTTCTATGATATATGTAACGATTTGGAAAAGAATCCACAATTTGAAAATTGTCATATGGTTACAGAACAAGATGAAACAAATAAAGATATTTTTAACTATACATATAAATTAGAAAAAGGTATTTCTAATGTTCAAGGAGGAATGAAAGTATTAAGAGATATGAATTATCCTAAAGAAATTATCGAATCAAACTCATAATTCGTTTTCTTTATAAATATAAAAACTATCCTATTATTAAATAATGAGTTCTTTTTTTACAATCCCATATATTGCTTTTTTAGGATTTATTTTATTATTAATTTCAGGTGTATACATCTTTTTAGTAAAGAGAATGGCGAATCAAAATCACCAATTTTGTTCAATCGTCGGTGTAGTTACTTCTTTAGCAGATGAGCTTAACCGATTGAAAGAATTTATTTCAACTACGTTAACACAAAAAAATAGTGATTCATCAAAAGAAATACACTTAACAAAAAATGAATTAATTCGCGTTTCTGATGATGAAGTGGATGAAGATACAGATGAAGAAGATAGTGAAGATGAAGAAGATACAGATGATGATAATGATGAAGAAGATGATAAATATGATTTTTCTAATGAGATAGCAAGTAATTTAGAAATAGAGACACATGATGAAATTAAATATATCCAAATAACACCAACAATTAAAGAAGAAGAATTAATAAAAGTTTCTGAAAAAGAAGAAGTAAATGAAGTTATTCAATTGGAAACCATAAATGATGAAACAATCAATGATGAATCTATCGATGAAGAAATAAAAGATATCTCTATTTGTCTGAAGGAATCAGATGATATCGTCGATTATAAAAAGCTTACTTTAAACAAGTTGAGGTCTCTCATAGTAGAGAAAGGATTAGCTGAAGATGCCTCAAAATTAAAAAAGCCTGTTTTATTACAAATGTTAGAACAAATGAATTAATATTATTATATTTTTATTTTTATAGAATATAATAATATGAGTTGGGGAACTTGTTACTCTGGATCAAATAATATTCATTTTAATTTCCCTCCTATTATGAATGATGGAAGAGTTTATTCGTCTTGGCAACCTAATGCTGTCATCAATGATAATATTAGACGTGCAGAAAATATTCATACAAATTGGGATTATAGAAGATTTATGACTCATAATGGTTTACAAATAATGAAATCAAATAATCAAGAAGCGTGTTTAAGTTTAGGATTACCAACACATTTCCCTAGTTCTTCTAATCCAGCAAATAATGTTCCTCAGGTATTCTATTCTAATTATGATCATAGTCCTCCAGGATATGGATATCCTACAAGCGATTTAAAAAATGTCTATTTGAGTAGACAACAACTTTTAGCAAAAATGATGTCTCCTTCCATCAATTTAAACTCTTAAGAATTATATACATTCAATGCCGAGTATTTTTTATTTTAAAGATTCGATTTTTGACATATTTTCATTATAACTATAACGCGAATTTACCCAACAATGATAGTATATTATTGTATCTTTATTCAATATTATTTCTGATGGATGATTATGTGGTGTTATAATAAATTCCATTGGTTTTAAATTACTAGTATCAATCATTGTTTTTGTATATTTATCTTCACCTACATATAAGCATAAATCAAGTATATTATTATTAATTACATCATTATTTGATTTATTAGTTAGTATATTACTTTGTATTGTCAATGTTTTTCTTTTATAGTCTGACAAAAATTCTATTATATTAGATTTATTTGGAATATGAATAAATTCATCCGCATCAATTAAGGTAATTTTTTCACATTTATTACGAAAGAAATTAACACCAATATGTAATGTAATTCTTTGAATATTATCATAGTGATCTCCAACAAATGGTGTATAATTAAATCTAACACAAAAAACCTTGTCTTTATATTTTTTACAAATCTCACGTATGGTTGTGTTGTTATTTTGACGAAATTCTAAAGGTTCATTTATGTTATTGCTTTTGTTACCATCATTATCAAATATAATAATACCAGAAAATCCTAATTTTAAATTATATTCTATCCATTCTTCCAATCTTGATGAATAATCTTTACACATTGTGCTGATAATTGCTGAATCAGGATTTAGGGATATTTTACAATTTTCAAATGGAAAATATAAAAATATATTTTTTTTTATAACTTTAATATTTTGTGAATTTATAAAAGTTATCTCATCAATATAACGAACATTATTATTTATTTCAATATAAAAATCGTTTCTATCACTGCAGAATATAAATGTAAATTCAATATTTGGTTTTATTTCGATTGATGTAAATTGACTAGTATATTGTCCATAAATAATAGTTTTATTATTATCAAATAAACAAACATCGCTAAACAACTTAATATCCATATAATAAAATATATTAAATAATATATTTTAAATTATAATTAATTTATTTAATAAAATTAATTATAATTTATTTAATAAAATTAATTATAATTTAATATCATCCAAATCAAGTGATGGTAATGAACCTGTTGACTTTTTCGAATTTTTTCTAGATAACTTCCGACTTTGTGGTGTAAGCGGTGTAGGAGGTCTAATATCAAACGGAGCAATATCAACTAATACATCTTTTTCACCACTTATACGTTCCAATGGTGGTGGTGGTGTCCCTCTATCTAGTAAATCAAGAGATGAAAATGAGATCGATGATAAATCGCTAGGTGTTGTCTCTGATCGTTTAGATGACTCTCGTGAAGAAGATGATGTAGTATATAATATTCTATTAATCATCTCACTTTGTCTCATTGATGATGGTGTCACACCTTTACTTAATAATTCTTCTAATAATAATTTACTTTTAAACTTTATTGCATATTCTAATGGTGTTGTACCATTACCATAATTAACATCTACACCTTCAGTTATCAATCTTAATGCTAAAAAAATATGGTTTTCATATTCTTTTCTTAATATTGTTTTATATTCTTCATCATATCCATCTTCATCCTCATTATCTAACTCTTCTAAAATGGCATTTGTACTTTCTAGTAAAATTGTAAGAACATTATCTCCTTTTACATTTATATAATTTATATTTACACAATTCATATCTAATAATTTAATTATAAGTTCGATAACAGTTTCCGTAAATTTCCTTCCTACAAGAATAAGCAATGGTGTATTTTTTTGGTCGATACAATTTTTAATTTGTGTTGCAAATGATTTACTGCTACGTAAAGTAGGAGGAATGAGTGCTGGGTCAATATCATCTAATGATAAATTACAATTAAAGTTGGGATTATCCATAATCGTCTCAAAATCACTTTTTTTAGCATTTGAAAATACAGCCAACGCAAATTGTTGTGCTAATTTTTTAGATATGTTATTTCTCATAGAAGTAACTGATTCAGTTGAACTAGATGAACTACTTTCACTAATCGCAACTAGTGGTTTTCCTAATCTCTTCTTAATCGTATTCACAAATTTCTTTACTGTTCTCTTCTTTGTTTTTTGTATTTTTTTTATACGAGAAATAAATTTTTTTGCTTTTATAACTGATTTATCGTTGTTTAATAAAAATCGTGGGTCGATATTAAAATAAGGTTGACCATCTTTTATATCAGTTGTAACTTCACAAAACAATTGAAAATAACCATCATCTTTATCGTGTTGTTGTATTAGTAATATACTCATAATAGAAAAAGGATTTAATGGAGCTATTGGTAACACATTGGGATAGTCTTTACCACGATAACTATATACAAAATCACTTGACATATTAGCATTATATTGGCGTTGTAATAACACATTTTTATATTTTAAAGTACCATCCTCACAACCAACAGTAATGGCTTTATTTTCATAAAAATCAGCAATTGAAATTTTTGGATCTAACGAATTTCCTTCTATTATCAAATTAAAGGTATGACCAAATCCATGACTAGTTGGTGTATATCTAATAAGTGTAATAAGAGGTACTTTAATATCACCTATCGAACCATCTGTATTCGTATGAAATAAATTTCTAGATGAAATTTCCAATTGCTCTAATAATTCTTTTACACGCGTTTCAATTTCATATACAATCATATTTAACGTATTTGTTAGTACAGATATTCTTGAATCAAACATATATGGAATCGCATATACTTTGATAGTTGTTTTTCTATTTTTGTAGAGACGAATTAATGTTTGTGTTAAAAATATATTCATTGCATACATTATTGCATCGTTATTTGTACCACTATTTGAAAATATATATTCAAATCCTTGTAAGATATATAAATACATATCTGTATCAATGAATCCTGCCGCCCATAATGCTACTACAAAACATCCTATATTTCCATTTGCTAATACTGAACCAGATGTTTGTTCCTTACATTTTACACTCATAGTACTCATAGTATTATATTCACTCACAAACATATTTGTACTCATATGAAATAAAAATTCACCTAAATTATTATATTTTATGTTAAAGGCAAATAATCTAAATTTTTCTAGATAAGGATCAACTTCAGATAACCAAACCCGAGGATTTGTATTTCTTGGTGTTAATGTTTGGAGATTTAAAAATAAAGTCATATTTTGTTCTATTGTTAAATCAGCTGTTTTGTGTTTTAAAAAACTTTTAACATAGGGTTTACATTTACTTAATTTATATGTAAAATATTCATCCATTGTCCAATTAAATGTATAATCAGCGTTAAATATGAATTCTAATGTATATGGGATTATATTAATTGGTCCTCTTCGATTTATTGGCGTTTCTGCAAACTTTGCATTCAAAAAAGATAAAACAATAAATTCTATCAAACGATATAAATGATTTGATTTTTTATATTCTTCATTAAATTCATCCATTGTCTTAATAGAATTATACGGTGTTGTAGATAAATCTAGCAATATTGACATATTATATATTTAGAAATAAATATATTAATTATACAGATGAATATGATAAGTATAGATGTTGGTATAAAAAATTTAGCATATTGTTTATTTTCTTTGTCCGAAGATAAATCGTTTAATGTAGAGAAATGGGGTGTCATTGATTTATCACAAAAAACAGAAATCCAAAGAAAATGTACTTGTTTTAATGAAAAAAAATCAACAAAAAAGAATCCTAATCCAATAAAAGAAAAATGTAATTTTCCAGCAAAATGGAAAAAAGAAGAAGAATGCTATTGTGTAAAACATGCCAAAAAATCTGATTTTATGATTCCAACAAAACAAACTTCGATTCCATTTATTACAAAGCAAAAAATGGAATATTTAAATAAATTAATTACTCAATACAAAATCGTTTTGGAAGAAGGTAAAAAATATAAAAAAGATGAATTACTTTCTATACTCAAAGAATATTTAAAAGTCCATTCTTTAGAAACAATCGAAGAAGTAAATGCTTCCAAATTAGATTTAGTAACTATCGGAAGAAATTTGAAAACTAAATTTAATCTTCTTTTCTCTACTTATACAATTGATAAAGTGATTATAGAGAATCAAATCAGTCCTATTGCAAATCGAATGAAAACAATTCAAGGAATGATTTCTCAATATTTTATTATGGTTTGTGAAAATGATATTGAAATAGACTTTGTGAATTCAACGAATAAATTAAAGTTAGGAGAAAATATGGGAGCTACCGATTATAAAGAAAGAAAACAACAAAGTATAAAATTAGTAAAAGATTCTATAAACTCTTCTTGGTTAGACTTTTTTAATTCTCATTCCAAAAAAGATGACTTGTCAGATTCCTATTTGCAAGGGGTTTGGTATATAAAAAATAAATTGTCTTAGAAAAAAGTCAAAAAAACAATTACATCAGCTTTAGAAGAAATATTATACATATTATATTCATTTATTTTGGAAATACCTTTTTCTTTGAAAATGTAATATTGTTCTTTTTTAATAAATAATTCATTTACAGGAATAAATAAATTATTTACATTTACGTTTATATAATTCTTCTCAAGTAGAGAAGAAAACTTTGTTTTAATATTCACAATCAAATTATTATTTTCATCAATCGTTATATTTTCTGGTAAATCGGGAATACATTTTACGATAACATCTGTATCAAATTCCAATTCACTATGCCATAATGGAACGAAATATGTTTTATTATGTTCTTCTAATTTAAAAATTCGATCGCCAAACAATTCATTTAATGACGGTTTTAGAATGTAAATGGTTACATCTTTGTATTTTTCTAAAATGATTTCCTTTACTTTCTCTACTAATTCTTCTGAAATATGAAGAATGAATTTATGATTCAACAAAAAATTATATAAATTAATTGCTGTTTCTTTGTCTATTCCTTCGAAAATATGTTTTGTAATATTTTTATAATTATTCAAAATAAAATTATAAATAAAATCATATTTTTTGAGAAACTTTTTCAGAAAATATTCATAATTAAAATTATTTTCTTCTTCTTGATTTATTTCATCTTCGTTTATTTCTAGTTTTAATAATTCATACGCCATATTAATCTTCTTAAACTTTTCAGTTGATTCACTACTATTATTATGTTTATCTGGATGATGAAGTAGAGAAAGTTTATAATATTTTTTCTTTAATGTGTTTCCATCAATATTATTAAAAGAATATATCTGAAAAATATTACACGCTTCTTCGATATCCATTTTATTTATTTATTTTTAATGTTTATATTTTGTGAAGGATTATTGATTTAGAATTTTAATAATAAAATATTTATGAATAATACACAAATAAATAGTGAACTTGAATTATTGTGTTTGAAAAATAAATTACAAACTAATCTAAAATATCATTTGTTAGGTGCTAATAAACCATATAATTTATTAGGAAGATGTATAGAGATACTAAAAATAAAATATAATGAACCATATGCGTTTAATGAATTAGAACAATTAAAACAAAATATTCATAATTATGTATTTTCGTTGGAACTTTTGCGAGTTGAAGATTGGATAGTAAATTGGAAAAATAAACAATTAATTAATGAATTAAATAATTTTGTTGATACAAGCAGAAATTACGAATTAGAAGAACAAATAAAAGATATACAAAAACAACTAAACGAAATTAAAGAAATTAATTTACAACAAAATCCATATATTGAACGAATAGATGAAAAACTAGCATAAAATATAAAATCGAATAAAATTAATTATATAAAATTATAAATATATAATTAAAAATGAGTAAGTGTGAACACGGAAAAAGAAAAACAAGATGTAAAGAATGTGGGGGTTCTGAAATGTGTATACACGAAAAACAAAAACCGTTTTGTAGAGAATGCAATGGTTCACAATTCTGCATACATAATAAAACTAAAAGTATTTGTATAGATTGTGGAGGTTCTAGAATATGTAAACACAGAAAACAAAAACCGTTTTGTAAAGAATGTGGTGGTTCTGCATTTTGTAAACACGGAAGAAGAAAAACAAGATGTAAAGAATGCGGTGGTTCTGAAATATGTAAACACGGAAAACATAATTCATATTGTAAAGAGTGTGGCGGTTCATATTTATGTAAAAGTGAATGGTGTGAAACGTTTGGAAATTCTAAATATGAAGGTTATTGTGTTGCTTGTTTTGTAAATAATCCAGAAAATCAAAATAAACTTGCAATGTTAAATTACAAAACTAAAGAAAAAGAAGTAGTTGATAAAATTACACAAACATTTACTAATTTTGATTGGATTTCTGATAAAAAAGTCCAAGATGGTTGTTCAAGAAGAAGACCCGATTTATTATTGGATATGGGTTCACATATTATTATTGTCGAAGTTGATGAAAATAAACATACTGATTATGATTGTAGTTGTGAACATAAACGATTAATGGAATTATCTCAAGACTTGCAACATAGACCAATTATATTTATTCGTTTTAATCCAGATAGTTATACTAATCAAGAAGGTATATCAATAAAATCTTGTTGGAGATTAAATAAATTAGGTGTATTACAAATTACAAAAACTAAACAAAAAGAATGGGAAGAACGAATAGAGACTTTAAAACAACAAATTCAATATTGGATTGATTACCCAACAGAAAAAACAATAGAAATTATAGAGTTGTTTTATTAATATTTAATATTGATAAATAATTTAATAACCCACAAATTAAATTGAAACAATTATACACCAGATATAAAAACAACAAAAGAAACAATGACGGACAGTGAAAGTATATTGCACCAATTTAATGAACAATCTAATAATAAACTAGCAATCGAAAATATGAATTATTTAGAAAGCTTATATTCAGCAGTTAGTAAATCTATAAAACAATTATCCAGTTTTAATGTGAATACACCCAAGTTTATCCAAATAAAGTCTCTACACGGTGCAGAGTTTAATACGAGTGAATTTAACGAAACCATAAAAGATACAACTATTAATTTTCTTAAAAGTATACTAGGTATAATTGATAGTCTCAAGAAAAAACTTGTTCAAACAAAAAGTGATAGTGTCAGAGATGAATATCGTAAGTTTCACAACAATATAATTAATAAAATAAAAGATTTTATTAATTATTATCTTGGATATGTAATCATACTTGAACAAATTCGGTCAAATGTTTATAAAAAATATAGAGAAGGAATAGATGCAATTAATATACTTATTCAAAATAATAATAGTAGACTTTATAATATATCATTAGACTATCGAATTAGAGAAGATCCTAATTTTCATAGTAGACATTCTAGACAGAAAACACAAAATGATTTATTAGAAGATTATTTTCATTACTTGGATAATGATATCCAGATATTTAATTCTCTGCGTGAATCATTTAAAACTATCAACACGTCATTTTTAAGAATGTTATGAATATAATATAAAGATTTGTATAATAACATACAAATGGATAATAATAATTTAATTACGGAAATAACTAAATTAAAACAATTAATAGCTACTTTACAACAACAACTCCAGACACAAAAAACTGAATTAGATTCAGTAAAACAAATCGCTTTAGAAGCAAACAAAAAAGCAACTAAACATTGGCATTTTGTTGGTACGGATACAACTAATAATACTTTTTTTACTTGATGAATTTATTACATACAACTTTACTATCAATGGTTGATTCAAAATAACTAATTCGATTTTTTTATAAATATTTTATAAAAAAATTATATAATTGTGTATTAAAAAATTGAAACATCTCTAATCTACAAAAAAGTTTCAAACAAACAAACAAGTTAAATAATGAGTTTCAAAACGATTATTATCGAAAAGAAAAAGGTAAATGATTGGTCTGACCCCGAATTCAAATCGGCATACCAAAAAGCATATCGAGAAGCCAATAAAGAAAAACTAAAAGAGAAAAAGATGATGAAGGAATTGGTTCCTCCAACACCAGTAACAACACCATCATCACCTAAAATAAAACTTACTGAAAACTTGAATGAATATAATAAAAGTTATTATCAAAAAAATAGAGAAAAATTATTGAAAAAGGCAAATGAAAATAAGGAAAGAAGAAATGAATATTATACTTGTGTATGTGGGTGTGAAGTTCGATTGAATAATTCAACTCACAAAAAAACAGATAAACATTTTAAACAATTACAAATGAGAGAAATGGAAATGATGGGATTAGAGGATATCAATATCCGTGAATTAAAGAAATAATGTAATAAAATAAATATTCCAAATGATAAATGGGTCTATAATTATTATTATAATATTCGAAAAACGAATATATTTTTTTCATTAATTTTTTTATATATTCTTTTTTTATTTTCTTGGATAAGATCAAATTACTAACAATATACCAAACGCATTCATTTACATTTAAGTTATAAATAAAAATATCATAAATTGTATCTCTGAAAGATAATTTATTTAATGTCTCTACATTCACAATAGAATCCAATATTTTATCACAAATAATTTTATGAGGAATATTATATTTATGAATTGAATCCATATATAAACTTTTGATATTGGTGATGGTATCTAATTTAATATTGGATGGTATTTTCGTATTTAATATTTTATTATACATATTTTTCGTAGGACGTGACAAGTGGATTATTTCACACGAATTTAAAATATTATCTGGAATAAAACTCAAGTCTTCTGTAATCAAAATAAAACTAATATGAATTGAAGAAATATTATTTTTCTGAATATAACTATAAAAGTTTTCTAATAAATCGGAATTGATTTTATTAAAATTTTTACATAAAATAATTCCATACTTTTCAGATTTTGCTGAAATAATATCTATGATTTGACAATAAATTTCATACCATAATAGTTTAGAATTACATCCAAGTAGAGACAAGTCTATTTCATAATGGATATCACTTATTTTAATAAAATAAGAAGATTTATTCATATTTACTTGTTTACTAATATTAATACTAATTTTTTTCTCGTATTTCAAGTCGCTTGGGCTGTACATTTTAATACATTTCAATGCTTGTGTGTATTTTCCAATTCCTGGAGGACCAAAAAATATAATATTTTTTAAATGAATAATATTTGTAGGAAACTTTTTGAAAATATTTTCATTTTTTGGATGGATATTAAATTGTTTATTAGAATTTAAATAATCATCAAACAATGTTTCATTATTTTTCATTAATATATTTATTATTCATTTTTTAAATAAAGATTATGATATAAAATACATATTAATATATATTCTATAAATGATATTAGCAATTGATATGAAAAAATATTCTCTAGATAATGTCTTTTTTAACGAACAACAAAAAAATTCCATTAACGATTCCAACTTTATACGATTTATTTATTCTTCAAAGATATTTAGTTTACACGGAATATGTATTTCTTGTGAGTTATCTACATTATCTCTTGATTTACTACCAAATCAATATAATAAATATAAATGTATATTTTCAATTGCTGAAAATAATCATATCATCCAATTTATTAAAGAATTAGAATATAATTTATTAAAACAAGTATCATCTCATTCATATCATATGAATAAAATACCAAACTATAAATTATTTGAACATTTTCAAAATGGTGAAATAAGATTAATAAAAAATTGTTCTTTCGATTCATCTTCTCTACAATCCAACAAAAAAAATAGTCACATTATTATTATCAAAATATCTGGTATATGGAGTTCAAATGATTATTTTGGTTTAACATATAAATTATCAACACCAAATTAATTATCCATCAGTAACATTGTTTAATATTTTACTAATTATATTTAAAAAAATAACTTCTATGATACATTCTGTTAAACCAAAAAATGCTAAAAATATAATTAATGGAACGGTATCAGAGGTATTTATTTTTATACTACTTAAATAATGAAAAATAAATATGTTCACTACAATAATAATAATTATCGTAAATAAAAATCCTTTTAAATATGGTTTAATATAATTTAATACATCTATTTTTTTTAAATCAGCTGATTTACTAGAAAAAATAACCATAAAATAAACTAATGCGGCTATATTTATTAAACTATTTATTCCCAATAAGCTTTTAATTATTTTATCGGAGGTATTATTTGACTTACTTTTAAAAATTTTAGATAATAATATTAATAACGAATATAATGATAATCCGGCCACAACTATAAAACAACTAATAAATAATCCATTCGTAGCTTTATTACTCGTAAGTTCTATGAATATACATAATATCCCAACAGCAATAATACCAATGGCTACCATTAACATATTACTTGTTTGTTTATTTATATCTTCTTGACTTTTTTCTTTTGAATTTTCCTGATCCATATATATTCATGGATAAATAAATTATAAAATAATAATATATGTATTTTATAATTTGTATATTATTGTTATTATTTATAATTGTTATTTTTTTTCAGAAAATAATTATCGTCGAATATTTTGAAAATAATAAAAATGTTTTTTTAATTGGAGATAGTATTCTCCAAAATAATCTATATGCAAATCCATCGATTGATGATTATTTATCTGAAAAAATAAATGAAAGTTATTTGTTTTTCTTCGCTGAAGATAATACAACTATTTCTTCTTGTACATCTCAAATAAAATCAATCAATAAGGAATATAATAATAAAAATTCATTTATTTTTGTATCTGTCGGAGGTAATGATATTTTAAATCAAATCGTTTATGTAGACAATCCAACAACCACTATGTTAGATAATATTATGTTAGATTATTCATCATTTATTAAATCTCTTTTATTAAAAATGAATAAAAGTAATATTATTTTATTCAATATATATTATCCAACAAATAGTTATTTTCATAAATATTATAAATATATTGATAAATGGAACAAATTTATAAAAGATTTCTCAGAAAAAAATAATTGTATATTATTCGATTTAACAAAATTTATGAATAGTCCGGACGATTTCTCTTTTAGAATTGAACCTTCAGCAATAGGTGGGAAAAAAATAAGTAATCATATATTATCAATTCTCGGAAAATAATATTATTATCAATATCGGAAATAATATTATTATATATACCATTCTGGTTTTTCTCTACGCTTCTTCCAAGAAGCAATCTTTCGTTTTTCTTCAGACAAGTAATAATTTCTATAAGATTGAACTGGGTCGTCTGTTTTATATTCTTGAGGCATTGCTAACGCAAATGGTGTTAACCCTTTTACCTCAAATGATTCATCATTCGGCATATTCTCTCTTAATAATAATGCCACAAGATACGATTTATGATATTTTGTTTCTGGGTGTCCATATCGAAATCTCCATTCATTATGTAGTTCTTCAATCAAATCAAGTGTCCAGATAAAATTTTCTTTAGATTTGCGACACCATATTGTTACTGGATGATTTTTATGTGCTAATTTATATATTCTATCATTTATTTCATCTTCTGGATTTAATATTCTTTTTGCTGAACATAACATTTGAACTGCTTCTAATAATATTTTACTTACGTGTTTATCCATCATATATTGAGCAATCTCTTTTTGTATCAACGAGAGAATAAAGATATTCATTTTCATCTTACAATAACTATTAGCAGAAAAAACATTTCAATTTTAAAATAAAATTGAAATAGAATTGACTACTATATATACTTTACATAATCAGAGAAATGTCATCTACAAAGAATTGTGGAATTTGCAAACAAATTGTCGGTAAGTTGGAGAATGGAAATTGGGTATTTTATGTGGAAATGGGAATCAGTAATCATATTATTAATCATAAAATATGTAGTTCGCTTGAATATGGATGTCAATATTGTGTGAATCAAAATCATTGGGTCTGTGTTTCGTGTGATACTGTATATGATAAAGAATATGAATTTTGTGATAAAAAAGGATATCGTTGTTGTATAAGATGTATCGAAAGAGAAATTATCAGAACAAATAATATACCTAATTGTAACTGTTTAGTTTGTCAAAGTATCGTAAATAATTACTTTCTCAATAATAGAATTTAAATTATATTATCATCATATATAAAAATTGAAACAAACTATTCATATTATATTTTTTTATTGAAGTGAAACAAATGGAAAAAATCTGTTCTCGTTGTGATAACATACTCGGAAAATGTGATGATGGAAAATGGAATAATTATATTAGAATTATCTATTATAATAGTGGAATGCATGGATATGAATTGGTATATATATGCTGTAACTGTGAACCATCTCCTATATATTGGAAATGTACAAGATGTCGAAAAATAATTACAGATGTGAATACTGAATTTTGTGTCCAACCTGAAAATCAAGAACATTTTCTTAGAACGTGTGTTCCTTGTTTGAATATACTAAGAGAAGAAAAAGAAACAGATTTAGATTGCACTTGTATGAATTGTAGAGAAATTAATGATAGTCATACCTTTATTCCAAAATAAGTCCAATAAAATAATAATAAATAATAATAATAATATTATATTTTTTTATGATTTTAAAAATTGAATTATTAATTAAATAAAAAAATATAATTATTAAAAGAAATGGATTATTCTACACTTTCAAAAAAACTTACAAGTGAGCTATCAAAAAAAGAAAAAAAAGAGAATGGAATATATTTTACCCCTCCAAGTTGTATTCATAGAAATATATCATTACTACATCCATATCTTTCATCCTCAAAAAATGTTTTGGAACCCTCTTGTGGTTCTTGTGAATATATATCAGTTATAAATCAAAATTATCCATCTTTATCTATAACCGGTATCGAATATAATAAAAATATATATGAATCAATTAAACATCTCAGTAACAAAAAGATAAATATTGTTCATTTTGATTATTTACAATATGATAGTAGAGAAAAATATGATATTATTATTGGAAATCCACCTTTTTATGTAATGACAAAAAAAGATGTAAATAAAAAATATCACTCTTATTTCGATGGAAGACCTAATATATTTATTTTATTTATTATTAAATCATTAGAATTATTATCAGACAATGGTATTTTAAGTTTTGTTTTACCAAAAAACTTTTTAAATTGCTTGTATTACAATAAAACACGAAAATATATTTACACACATTTTCAAATACTTCATATTATTGATTGTTCTGATGATAAATACTTGGATACAGAACAAGATACAATTATATTAGTTATTCAAAAATCATCCACTACAAATAATCACTCTTTTGTAATTGAATTAAATGATTTTGTTATATTTTCTCTACAAGAAATAAAAGAAAAAATAATTCATTTGTATTCTGGATCTAAATCACTATGGGATATGGGATTTAGTGTATCTGTTGGAAAAGTTGTTTGGAATCAATGTAAAGATATTCTAACAGATGATGTGTCTGCTACTAGACTTATATATAGTTCTGATATCATTGATAATAAATTATCCATCAAAAAATATACAAATGTAGAGAAAAAAAATTATATTCATAAAGACGGTATTATAAAACCAATTATCGTTATCAATAGAGGTTACGGTGTAGGTGAATACAAGTTTAATTATTGTATTATTAATGTAGAAAAACCATTTCTGATCGAAAATCATTTAATTGTAATCGAACCGATAAACGAGTTACCATATGAAATGTTAATGGATGAATATAATAAAATTATATGTTCTTTAAGTGATGAAAGAACAAGTGAATTTATTCGTATTTATTTTGGAAATAACGCTATAAATACAACAGAATTAAATCATATTATTCCTATTTATTTATAATGACTTTACACCTATTTTCCAAGTAGGATTCAATATTCCAGTAGTATTTGCCCAACGAAGTAATAATTGATAAATGATTCCATTACTACTTCTTAATTCAATCATATTTTCATTTTCTATAGATTTAAATGTGATCGAAGATGATTCTTCTTCTATATATCTATCTATTTTCTCTACAATAAATTTTCCATTATTCCATAATATAAATATTTTTTTATCTTGTGTTGATTTAATTTTTTCATAAAATATAGGTATATCAATCAATGAAGAATAGCGTAATAAATATTCTCTGATAGATTTTTTAACTATACTATATTTCTCTTGTTTATTATAATGATTACGATTCTTTATTTGAATAAAGAATGGATGGGTTACTTTATATTTTTTAATTTCACGTAAATATATTTTTAGTAAAGGTTTTGGCTCTGTTATCATTGTATCACAAGCTATATATTCATCCAAATAATTTTCATAATAAAATTCAGTATATGGTATCGAACCTAATGGAAAGTCATTGGATGAAATGGATAATACTTGTGGTGTTTTATTTATAGATGATGATCCGTATTTGAATTCAATCTTTTCTTCTTTGACTAATATTGTATCATTATAAAATGATACAATAAAATCATGATTATTTTGTTTACCACCTTTGTGTTTTATTTTATAAGAAGTATAAGTTATTCCTTCAGAAATGATAACTATTTGTGAATCCCATTCTTTTATTAATTTATTCCATAAATCACCATATTCTTTATCTTCAAGAAATTCAATTGGTATACATTTTATGTTACTCAAAATTATTTCTCTGATTTTATTCGTCGATTCATTATCTTTTTTCAAAGAAGTAGAGAAAAACGTTTTAATATCAGAAATGTTCATTATACAATTAAAATATATTGAAAAAAATAATTTATTTCAATTTTATATTCACCCATTCTATTAATCTTTCTTCAGAACAAGATAAATAATTTTCTTCAAATCCTTGTAGACTAATAAACGTAGGTCTTTTTGCTGTACTTTTTTTATAATAAATATATTCCCCGTGTTTACTTTTTCGAATGCTTGTTTCTTTATTTATTACTCTTATAATATTATTATCTTTTTCTTCTTTTTCTTTTTCTTTTTTTATGGATAAAAATTGATATACTTCATCACAAATATTTTTAATTGTATTTTTTCCTTCCATAATTTCATCTAATTTATTTTCCATTTGAGATGTATATTCAAAATTAAATAAAGTAGAGAACTGTGAATAAATATATTCAATTACTTTTATTCCAAGAGGTTGAATAATTAATTTATTTTTCTCTACTTTTTCTATTTTTTGGATTGTTTTTGTAATTGTTTTTTCTAATTCATAACTTATTTTATCTTCTTCTAAGACAATATCTTTTAACAAAACATATTTTCTTTCTTTTATTTTCTCTACTAGAGAAGAATAAGTAGAGGGTCTTCCGATACCCAATTGTTCTATTTTTTTGATTAATAATGTTTCTGTATAATGTGTTTCACCTTCAATCATCGAAGATATACAATTTATTTTTTTATAAGGAATAATCATTTCGTTTTTCAAATGAAGTAAATAATGATATTCTTTATTATCTTGTTTTTTTTCTTTTATTTTCTCCCATCCATCAAATATTAATTCTTTTATATTTTTTTTATAAGTCAACTCATTTGGAGCATTTATAGAAATATCCATACTATCATAAACAGAATCACTCATACAACTTTGTAGAGAAATACACCAAATGATATTATAAATTTTTATTTCTTTTGAATTATATGAAGATGATAATTTGTTGATTGATAATTTAGTAGGTCGAATTGGTTCGTGTGCTGATTGTATTGATAAATCCAATAAATTTTTTCCTATATATTTTTCATTATATTTTTCAGTAATATATTTTTTTACAGATGTAATAAATTCATTACTATAATGTTTGGAATCCGTTCTAATATATGTAATCAATCCATCTTCATATAATGTTTGTAAAATAGACATTGTTTCTTTTGGTGAATATGGGGACATTTGTAACATTCTTGATGTAGATAATGGTTTTGGTGGTTGTTGAATAAATTTAGAAATTTTAAATCCCAAACATTTATGTTGAAATCCTTTACTCGATTCCAAAAAGTTCTCTACTTCTTCTTCTTTTTCAAACTGTTTTGATAATTCAAATGAAATAAATAAATTAGTAAAATATGAAGTTGTATTAAAAACTTGTTTTGAACATTTGTCTACATTTTCTATGTATTTGTCATAAATAATTTTCAAAGTAGGCGTTTGACATCTTCCAGCAGAAATGTGATTTTTATTACTATGTTTAATATTATCCCATAATAAAGGACTTACAGTAAATCCTACCATTAAATCAATGATTTGTCTCGTGATTTGTGAATTGACTCGATTCAAATTAATTACTTCTGGATATTTCATTGCATTTAATATTCCTTCTTCTGTTATTTCGTTATATTTTATTCTCTTTGTAGAGAAAAAAGGCAAAGAAAATAAGACACAAATATGCCAAGCAATTCCTTCGCCTTCTCTATCATTATCTGTAGCTAAAATCACCTCATCTGCGATATGAATTTCTTTTTTTATATTTTCTACTATTTTTTTTTTATTATTTATAATTGTATATTTTGGATTATAGTTCTTATCGATATTACAATCAGATAATGATTGGATTTCTCTTAAATGTCCACAACAAGCAATTACTTTATAACCAATACCCAATATTTTCTCTATTTTTTTACATTTGGAAGGGGATTCAACAATAATTAATGTTTTATTTAATTTCATCTTATCATAAGGTAAAACTTTTTGCATTAAGTAATAATATAAATAATATTTAATATATATTATAATGGTAGATTTTATAATATATACAAAAAAATCGTGTCAATTTTGTAACGATTTAAAACAACTTTTCATAAAGAAAAATAAAACTTTTCAAGAAATAGACATTTATGAAATCAATACTTTACAAACCATTCCTTTTGAATATCATAATAAAGATACCTTCTTTAAAAAATTAAATGAACTATTAAATAGAGAATGGAAAACATTTCCAATTGTGTTTAAAGATAACCAATTTATTGGTGGCTATTCAGACACGATACAATATATTGATAAAGAAGAAGCATTTCATTTTTTATAATTTATTTTTTTCCATTGTTTCCAATCTATCTCTATTGGTTTCTCATAAGCAATTGTTTCTGTTTCGTGTTCTTTATCTAATTTTTCTGCTTTTTTCAATGCGCTATCTACATAAATTTCTTTTAATAATTTTCCAATCATATATGATCCGTCGTGTTGATCAATCAATCCTTCTTCGATTTGAGCTAAAACACGAATAAAATGAAATAATAAATCAATATTGATTTCATTTTTCTTTACACGATTATATATGTCTGTATAATGTGTGTAGAGAAACTTACATTTTAAAATAGATTCGTTTAATAATTGTTCAGAATCTTCTCTATACTTTTCTTTTAAAATCAATAATTCTTTTATTTCTTTTTCTAAAATGCTACTATGTTTTAATTTTCGAATTTGTTCTGTTTGATCTTCAACATTATTTATTTTAATCATTTTGTTTAATTGTAATCTCTCTTTTTCATTCATAGAATAATTATTTATAAATAATTATTTTATTTAACTAATATATGACTATAAAAGTTCAAGGGTATTCAGCATCACCCGATTTATTATCTGGAAGTCCTCATATTCAAGCAGTAGCAACAAATCAAGCAAATACACAAGCCGCCATTCAAAGAAATGCTGCGGGTGGTTATAAATCAAAGAAAAGAAGACGATGCTATCGTGGTGGTGCCGCTAGTTATACAGAAATAAATAGCGTACCACAAACATCAGCCTATCCAACACAATTTTCACCAGAAGTTACACAAAGACAATTAGCTACTGCTTCTATCGCAAATAATGTGAATTCAATGGGTGATAACGGATTATCGAAAACAGGAGGTTCTAAAAAAAGAAAATTTTTTAGTAAATTATTTGGATTTAAAATGAAAAATAAAAAAACAAAAAAACGAAAAATTAAAAGACGAAAACATAATTAATATAAAATAATTATTATTTATCAAATATATTAATTTATCAAAGATATTTATTTAGTTTTATCATCGAATAAAACAATATATATTTATTATATGTTATTTGCAAATATATTATTAATTATATTTGTTACATTATGGACAATTTTTATATTTTATGTTCCTTATTTGCTGGGAGCAATGGACGATATAAAAAATAACTGGCCAGCATATCGTTGTAGTCCAATGATCCTTCCAATTGCTGGGTATATAAATAAACAAGATAATCAAACTGAAAATGAAGCAACATCTGAAAACTTTACTTATTGTACACAGAATATTTTAACAAATTTTATGGGTTATTTATTAGAACCATTGAATTATTTAACAAGTGGATTAACTGATTTGGGTTCTGATTTGGTTACAAATCTCTCTTCTATAAGAGGAATTATAGATAGTATAAGATCAGCTGTATCATTTATAGTTGAAGGTATTTATGGAATGGTTGTAAATATTATTATACAATTTATCAAAATATTTAATTTATTAAGAGATGCTTTATCGAGATTGCTAGGAGCATTTATGGTATTTTATTATATTATTTCTGGAGCAGTTATAACAGTAGAGTCTGGCGGAAAATCTCTAGAAACACTTATGAGTAATCCATGGAATGCTGTATTTTGTTTTCATCCCGACACAATTTTAAAGAAAAAGAATGGTGAATTATGTAAAATGTCTGATGTTGCTTTAGGAGATATTTTAGATGGGAATAGTGAAGTTATTATTATTCTCAAAATAAAAAATAATTCTAATAATCAATTATACAAATTAATAAATACAAATAATAATGGTGAAATTATTGTTTCGGGATCTCATTTAATTTATAGTAAAAATGGATATATTGAAGTTAAAAATCACCCCGAAGCAATAAAAACAGATGTATATCATAATGAATTGTATTGTTTGATTACTAGTAATCAAAAAATAAAAATAGGAAAATATTATTTTCATGATTGGGAGGATGATGTAGAGAGAGAAAAACTAAAAAATTATGCAATATAATAATATTAGATCTTAGTAACAGTTCTTTTTAGTATAAGAGTTTTTAATTGAATATTTAATATATATATGAGCAAAGAAAAGTCGATTTTATTTATTAATTATTTATATCAAAATTTAACATATGGTAATGTTTATGCACCATATATTATTTTAAATATTATATTAATCGGCGGATTAGTTTTATACATCGCATTTATAAATGTAATGAAAAATGTTAAATATTATAAAGATAATTGGGACGCAGAAAAATGTAATCCAACAATTATGCCTTTTGCCGGGTTTATTAATAAACCTGACAATAAAACAATATTTCAATATACTGGAGAAAATTTTCAATACTGTATACAAAATGTGATTCAAGGATTTGCTGGTGCAGCAATAGACCCGTTTTATTATATAGTACGCGTACTAACTGAATTATATTCAATAATAAGTGAAATCGTGAATACTATTCGAGGGGTTATTGATTATATTCGCAGTTGTTTAAGTGATATATTTGGAACTTTTTTGGGAAAAATTGTTAATATAGTATCGTCTATAATACAGATATTAAATACAATGAGAGATATACTGACTAGAAGTCTTGGAAGTCTGGTTTTATCATACTATTTTATTCAAAGTGTATTTTTAACAACATTCGCTGCTCTAGGAACATTTGCCGAAGTGATTATTGGATTATTAGTAGCTATAAGCGTATTTTTAGCTTTATTAATTATATTAGTGTCGTTTAATCCAATTAATATAGGACTATGGATAACAATTGCTTTGTATGGTCTTGCATATGTATTAATTGCCGTACCAATCGCATATATAATTTATTTAAATTCTACATTACCTAAAACGGGTACTTGTTTTGATAAAAATACTTTATTTCAATTATCAAATGGTAATAAAATACCCATTTCACAATTAAAAATAGGCGATATATTAGAAGATGGATCTATTATTAATTGTCATCTTACATTAGATGCTTCTAATGAAATAATGTATAAATTAAATAATATTATTGTAAGTGGAACACATCCTGTATTATACAATAATCAATGGATTTTAGTTTCTTCTCATCCAAATGTAGAGAAAATAATAAATTACACAGAAAAATATATATATTGTTTAAATACAAGTAATAAAAAAATTATTATTAATAATATTATATTTTCTGATTGGGATGATGTTTTTAATGAAAATCGATATGAAATTTTATTAAAAAATATTCAAAATAAACACTTGAATAATATACATAAATACTACGATAAAGGATTCAGTAAATCTACTTTAATAAAAATGGCTGATGGATCTTTTAAAAAGATTTCCGAAATAAAAGTTGGAGAATTTTTAGATAATTTTATAAAAGTTTATGGAATAGTTCATATTAAATCTGATGATTTAATAAATGGAAATTTAATAAATAGTGATTGTGAGAAAGATTTAGGAAAAATTTATAATTTATTAACTGATAAGAGCTATTTTTATATAAATGATTTAAAATATAACGATTATAATTATTGCATTGATCGATATTTATAACATTTTTAATTATTATCTATAAATTATGTATAATGATTTTGAAATTCAACTTTAGAGTAGAAATAATATTATTAGTTATAATATTAATTCTCATGTTAGTAGCACCAATGATATTATCTTGCACAAATCATTCGCCGTATAAACTATTAGAAGGATTCGTTGAAGGGTTCGTTGAAGGTGTTGCAAAAACATTAAATGATTCTGACAACGATAACTCCAATAATCAACCCAAGAAAAAAATACCAGGTATTGCTGTTCCAGCTGATCCAACGGATGATTCTACTACTCCTTCAACAAATGAAGGATTTACTAATAAAAAAAAACAGTCAAAACATAAATTATGGAAATCAGAAATCCCATTGATTTTTGATAATACACCTTTTAGTCCTAAATGCTGTTCTACCTCTTATTCGAACAGTATGGGATGCGCTTGTATGACTATGTCTCAATACAAATATTTAATAGAAAGAGGAGGAAATAATGTTCCATTTAGTCAATATTAAAATGTCAACATACATTTACTACAATAACATATTTTTTCATATCTATCTATATCTACATCGATATAATCATATTCTAATTTATGAACACAATTTTCTTTTACTTTCTCTTCTAATAATTTAATTAACTCATTTATTTTTTTACAAATGGTATAATTTTGAGAACTCAAAATTATATTATTATTAATTTCATTCTTTTTTTGATTTAATACATTATATAATTCTAACCAATTTGTTACATTTATTTCTTTATTATATTTCTCTACATTGTCCTCTTGACAAGATTCCATTTAAATAATTAATATATTAATTATTTAAACTTTAACTTTAACTTTAAATGTACATATTTTTATAAATATTTGTATTTTCATCTCTTTTTAGTAATTTATCTACTATATCAATCGAAACTGTAAATGGAAAACTTACTTTTAACGCCAAATCTTTCCCAAATAAATTATTATCAGGTTTCATCAATCGAAATAAATTTAATTTCGTATGAATGATTTCCATACATCTCTTTAAATTTCTAACACCACTCTCATTTAAACAATAATTTTCAATAATATGTTTAATTGTATTATCAGGAATAGTAACCATTCCATTATCAAATGCTACCTGTTTTCTTATATTTGGAAGTAGATATTGATTACAAATAATTGTTTTTTGTTGAATATCATATCCTTTTGTACTAATTCTATACATTCTATCTTTTAAAATAGGATTTACCTTACTTTCATCATTATAACTAAATATAAATATACATTTACTCAAGTCAAAATCAATCTCAGAAAAATATTTATCGTGGAATTGTGAATTTTGTGATGTATCTGTTAAATGTGTTAATATACTAGCAATCTCTTCACCTTTAGGTGTATCGCTTATTTTATCCAATTCATCAAAATAAATCACTGGATTCATACTCTTACTATCAATCAATATTTGAACAATTTTTCCCCAAGTACTACCTTCGTATGTATACGAATGACCTTCTAAAAAACTACTATCAGTAGCACCACCCAACGCTATAAAAGCAAATGGACGATTTAATATTTTACTAATTCCTTCTTTTACAAGAGACGTCTTTCCACTTCCCGGAGGTCCGTGAATCGCAATAGCCGTTCCGATCGATGATGGATTCATTATTAATTGACCAAGAATTTGCATAATCTGCATCTTTGCATCATTTAGACCATAAACAGCACTATCTAGAGTTTTTTGCGCATTCTCCATAAATTCGTGACATTTATCAATACCATCACCAATACAAATGGGCAATTTATCCGTTTTATTAAACGGTATTTGCATAAAAGTATCTACCCAATTCTTTATCTTACAATATTCTCCCGATCCAGGTTCCATATTACGCAATATAGCCATCTTTTTCATCGCTGTTACTTTGAAAATAGCAGGAATAGATGATTCTATCAAAGATAATCTATAAGGCTTGTCTATTTTTGTAATATTATTTATTTCTTTTATTTTTTTAATTATACATTTTTGTTCTTCTGAATCCAATTTAATAAAATAATTATAATCATTTAACATATTTTTATTCTTAATTATTTTTCTAAAAATTCTCTCATTTCTCTCTTTTTCTTTTTCTATTTTTCTCTCTTTTTTTGCAATTTGATTTTTTATTTCTTGTTTACATTCTTTAATACATTTAATAATTAATGGATTTTTCATTTTGCTTTTTATGTTATTTAATTGTTTTAAAATCTGTTCATCTGTTATTTCTGTATCATCCACACCTGATTTTTTTAATGTTTTAACTTTATCTATAATATTTTTAACAACCATCTTATTTTCTTCTCCACAATTATTTTTTATTTCTTCCTCCTCCTCTTCTTCTTCTTCCTGTTCTTCCTCTTCTTCTTCTTCCTCAGAAGAGTCACTATCTTCTGAATCGCTTATATCATCATCTTCATTTTCTGTTTCATAATCTTCATCTTCACTATCAAATGAGTCATCATCCTCATCATCTGAATAACCTTTTTCGTTTACACTAAAAATAATATTAAATTTTTTCATTTCTTCCAATTTATTTTTTTTAGATTCTTCTTTTTTTACTTTTTCTTCCATATATTTCGATGGAAATAATTGACTCAAAAATTTAGTATATTCTTTACTATCATACATTTCTTCTTCATCTGTAGAACTATCGTCATTATTTGGTGGATTATTTTTTTTATTTTTATTATTTTTATTATCTTTTTTTGACATGATTTATTTATATTATTGTATATTTTTAAATCTATTTTAATGTAGATGATATATAATGTTAAATAAAATATATGACAGTATTATCTCTTATAATAGAGAATAACTTGCATATATTTATTTATTAATATAAATTTCGATCTATTATTAACAATTCGGTATAAATATTAGTATTTATGTTTATTTTTAAATATTTATAAAATTGAATCAAAACAATCTAAAAATTATCTTTTCACTATAACAAGAGAGAATGTCTTTGAACAAACAAAATCCAAGTAAAATTATTGGTATTCAGTTTAGTATTCTTTCTCCCGAAGAAATTCGGAATGGTTCTGTAGCTGAAATTACATCGAGAGATACATATATTAATAATAAACCAGTTATAGGTGGATTGTTTGATCCAAGGATGGGGGTTTTAGAACCCGGAATTATTTGTCCTACAGATGGTTTAGATTATATGAATACACCTGGATATTTCGGTCATATTGAATTAGCAAGACCTGTATTTTATATTCAATATTTAAATACAATTATAAAAATTTTAAGATGTGTATGTTTTAAGTGTAGTAAATTATTAATTAATAAAGAAAAATATAAACAAGCACTTAATTTAATCGGTGAACATCGATGGAAATATGTATTCAATATAGCTAGTAAAAAACATTATTGTGGTGAAGATAATGAAGATGGATGTGGATGTTTACAACCCAAAAAAATCGCTAAAGAAGGACTGGCTACTATTTTAGCAGAATGGAAACAAAGTTCTAATTCTGAAACTATTGGAATAAAACTAACTGCTGAAATGATCCTTAAAATATTTAAACGTATATCAGATGAAGATGTGAATTTTATGGGATTTAATCCTATTTGGAGTAGACCTGACTGGATGATTTGTCAGGTAATGGCTGTTCCACCACCAGCAGTAAGACCTTCTGTCAAACACGATTCTTCACAAAGAAGCGAAGATGATTTGAGTCATATTTTGGTTAGTATTATTAAAACAAATAATTCACTTCAAGAAAAAATACAAAGCAATTCAGCCGAGTCTGTGATTGAAGATTGGACAACTCTATTACAATATTATGTTGCCACACAAGTAGATAATAAACTTCCTGGTGTTGCTGCGGTTGCACAGCGTTCTGGAAGACCACTGAAATCAATCAAGGATCGATTGAGTGGAAAAGGTGGAAGAATGAGAGGAAATCTTATGGCGAAACGTGTGGATTTCAGTGCTCGTTCAGTCATTACAGCTGACCCAAATATTTCTATTCGCGAATTGGGTGTTCCAATGAAAATTGCAAAGAATATAACCAAACCAGTTGTAGTCAATCTAAGAAATAAAGCATTTCTCACTAAACTCGTAAAAAATGGTCCCGAAGTATATCCGGGAGCAAAAATTCTTGAGAAAAAAAATGGCGATTCCATCACCCTGCGATATTTGGATCGAAATTCAATTGTCTTGGAAGAAGGTGATGTTATTCACAGACATATGATGGATGGCGATGTCGTCTTATTTAACCGTCAACCAACCCTTCATAGAATGTCTATGATGGCTCATATTGCTCGAATTATGAAGCAAGGCGACACATTTCGAATGAATGTTGCTGACACGAAACCATACAATGCGGATAGATTCACAACAACCTATTTCCAAATGGAATAGGTTGTTAGCCATCAATGTTCGCAACAGGAGGCGTGAAAAGCGTGTTACCTCCTAGTAAATATTCATTTATTTGCAAAACACCTTGATGCGGGAAACCCCTTAGAGCTTTTACTACCACTCACATCTGGAAACATTTGTGAGGAACTCGTTTAATTGACGAACCCAATGGTAATAACGTAAAAGATTGGGCAATCCGCAGTGTCACTTTCTAAGTCCGTTATGATAAGGATACGAAAGGCACTCAGAGACTGAACGGGTGTTGGTTCATAATGACAGTCTAATCAACTCGAATGAGCTTAAGATACAGTCCGACCGTTTGGGAAACCTTACGGAGTTATCGTTTGATGGCGATGAAATGAATTTACATATGCCTCAGGATGTAGAGGCAGAAACAGAATTGAGGAATTTGGCGGCAGTTCCTTATCAAATTATTAGTCCTGCAAACAATTCACCTATTATTGGTATTTATCAAGATTCTATGTTGGGATGCAATCGTTTTACAAGAGCAAATATTAATTTTAATGCTCGTGACGCAATGAATTTAATAGTAATGTTTCCTCGAATCAATGAACACAAGTTACACGAAGAATTATCAACTAAAGGAAAAATTAGTAATTTTCATTTATTATCTCAAATTCTTCCTCCTTTATCGTTAAAGTATCCTACTAAATTATATAAAGATGAAGATAAGAGTACATCAAATAATATTTTAGAAATAAAGAATGGACAATATATTCGCGGGCAATTAGAAAAGGGTGTTTTGGGCGGTGGTTCAAAAAGCATTATCCAGCGTGTTTGTAACGATTTTGGTAACTTTCCTGCTTCTAATTTTATAGATGATTTACAAAATATTATTACTGAATATATGAAATCGAGTTCATACAGTGTAGGTATAGATGATTTGATTTCTAATACTGCTACGAAAGATAGTATTATTGAAGAAATAACAAAGAAAAAAATAGAAGTAAAGAATTTGATTGATCAGATTCAAATTGGTATCTTTGAAAATAAAACCGGAAAATCAAATGAAGAAGAATTTGAAACACAAGTGAATAATATATTAAATAAAGCGGCAAATGAAGCCGGTAAAATCGGATTAAAAAGTTTGAATAAAGATAATCGTTTTGTTATTATGGTAAATGCTGGATCAAAAGGTAGTGAATTAAATATATCTCAAATGATTTCTTGTTTAGGACAGCAAAATGTAGATGGTAAACGTATCCCATACGGGTTTGATAGAAGAACATTACCTCATTTTACAAAGTTTGATGATAGTCCTGTAGCCCGCGGATTTGTAGAGAGTTCTTATATCAATGGCTTATCACCTCACGAATTGTTCTTTCATGCAATGGGTGGTCGAGTTGGTTTGATTGATACAGCAGTGAAAACATCTACAACTGGATATATTCAAAGAAGACTCATTAAGGGATTGGAAGATTTGATGGTTTCTTATGATATGACAATTCGTAATAGCAAAAATAAAATTGTTCAATTCTCTTATGGTGAAGATGGTATTGATACAGTAAGAGTAGAGAAACAATCGATTCCTTTGGTAAAGATGAGTATTCAAGATATATATTCTCATTTTAATATTCCAAATGATACATCTAGCACAAAGTCATTAAAGAAAATAATGAAAACAGATGTCTTTAATAAATATAAGAAAGAGTTTGCCGAAACAAATAAAAAATGTAAATTTTATACTGATTTGATGATCCAAAATAGAGATGAAATAATTAAATCTATATTTAAATATAAAGATGAAAGTGATGTTTATTGTCCAGTAGCATTTAATTATATCATTGGAAATATACAAAATCAAATGCTCATTAATTCAAATTCATTAATCGATTTAACATTTCTAGAAGCATTCAATATGATTAATGAAACATTGATTAATTTGGAAAAAATTTATTATGTAAAACCTACTGATTTATTCAAGACATTATATTATTATTATCTATCTCCAAAAGAATTATTATTTATTAAAAGATTTAATAAAGCAGCACTGACTGTATTATTAGAAACCATATCGATGGTTTATAAACAGGCAATTGTTGCCCCTGGCGAAATGGTTGGAATTATTGCTGCGCAAAGTATTGGTGAACCTACTACACAACTGACACTCAATTCAGTTACTTATGAAACTGAGATATTAGTGAGAAATCGTGAAGGACAAATTTCTAAAGTACAAATTGGTGATTATATAGAAGAAAAAATAAATATTGCTACCAAAAAAGAATATTATAAAGATAAGGATACAACTTATGCTGAATTAGATGATTACTATGAAATCCCTTCTTGTGATGAAGATGGAAATGTTATGTGGAAAAGAATTGAAGCTGTAACAAGACATCCAGTTATTAATGAAGATGGAACAAATACAATGTTAAAAATTACAACTGAAGAAGAGAGAGAAGTATATGTTACAAAAGCAAAAGGGATACTCAAGTTGATTGATGGAAAAATTGTTCCAATTAACGGAGATCAATTAAAAGTAGGAGATTATTTACCGGTTTCTAAAAAACAAATCGAATTCGATGAAAAAAATCATTTGAATCTTAAAGAAATATTATCACCAAAAGAATATACAAAACAAACAAATATGAATAATTATAATATCCCAGAAGATATTCCTCTTGATTATAATTTTGGTTATTTAATTGGAGCCTATTCTGCTGAAGGATGTATGACTAAGACACAATTATCTATTGCTAATAATGACATTGAATATTTTCAACCTATTCTAGAATTGTGTGAAAAATGGAATATTACTACAAAAATTTATAAAACTCAAGATAAAATACAAAAAGGATGGGTGAGTCAAGACTTAAGAATTTACAATACTTTATTATGTAGATTGTTAGAAATATTATGTGGAAAACTAAGTCATAACAAATTTGTATCTGATAAAATTATATTTTCAAATAAAGATTGTTTGATGGGATTTTTGGATGGTTATATTGGCGGTGATGGACGTATCGATACAAAATCAAAAATAATTACAATGCATTCTGTATCAAAAGAGCTATTAATAGATGTCCAACAAATTTGTAATATTGTTGGAGTATATTCTTACATTAAGAAACCACGTAAAATATTAACAAATAATAGAGGATCATTAAATATAAAACAGGGTTATAATTTATCTATAACAGGATCGCAATTACACGATTTTGCAAGTAAATTAAATATTAAAATTAAACATAAACAAGATAATTTGAAATTATTGGTAGAACATAATCACCAATATAAAATTCACAAGAAAGATACAATTATTCCTAATGAAGTAGATAATGTCTTGATATTTCAAGAGAGAGATGATAAATACACAGATATATTATTTGATAAAGTGAAAAGCATCGAAATGGTACCCAATACAACAAATTACGCATATGATTTAACAATTCAAGATACAAGAATTTTCAACCTCTATAATGGTCTTCCGGTTTTTGATACATTTCATTTTGCGGGTGTTTCTAGTAAATCTAATGTTACTAGAGGTGTTCCAAGAATTGAAGAAATATTATCTCTTTCTTCGGAGCCAAAAAATCCATCACTTACTATTTATTTAAGACCAGATGATGAAGAAGACAGACAAAAAGCACAAACAATTATGTATACATTAGAATATACTAAATTGGTAGATATTGTTGATTCTATTGAAATATGTTTTGAACCCAGAGATGATACAACAACATCCACTACATTTGATGACAATGATTTATTAAAACAATTTCATTTGTTTGAAGAAATGGTAGCTGAATGTTCAGGTAATCCTTCTGGAAATAAAGAATATTCAAAATGGCTATTAAGAATGGAAATGAATGCCGAAGCAATGTTGGAGAAAAATATTACAATGGATGATATAAACTTTACATTAAAGAATGGTTATGGAAATGATATCTATTGTATATTTTCGGATTATAATTCAGATAATTTAGTGTTTAGAATAAGAATGGCAAATATCACATCACCACAATCTAAATTTAAATCGAATATTGATCCATTAGACCAATACGACCAAATATATAAATTAAAAAATTTCCAAGAACAATTATTAAATAATACTATTATTCGTGGTGTTAAGAAAATCAATAAAGTTATTTTAAGAAAAATAAAGGATAATGTTACAGAACAATCTGGAACTTTTAAGAAAAAAGAGATTTGGGTAATTGATACAATTGGAACAAATTTGCTCGATATTTTAGCATTGGATTATATTGATAATATGAGAACATTTAGTAATGATATTATGGAAATATATAATGTTCTTGGAATTGAAGCGGCAAGACAAACGATATATAATGAATTGGCTGAAGTATTAGAGTTTGATGGTAATTACATCAATTATCATCATATGGCTCTATTGTGTGATAGAATGACATATTCTAGTAAATTAATTAGTATATTTAGACACGGAATAAATAATGATAATATCGGTCCGATTGCAAAAGCATCCTTTGAAGAAACTCCTGAAATGTTTCTTAAAGCGGCAAAACACGGTGAGTTAGATATTATGAGAGGAATATCAGCAAATTTGATGGTTGGTCAAGAAGGTATATTTGGAACTAATTCATTTCAAGTATTATTAAATATGGAAGAAATGAAAAATCTTACCGGAACAGAATACAAAAAAGATGATTTTGAAGAAGATATAATGAATAAATATTTTGATAAAGTAGAGAATCCAAATGAAGAATGTAATATCAGCAAAATCAGAATCGATAATAATTACGAAAATCTGAATACTCTTGATGAAAATTCAGATGATGATTATATGCCTGACGGGTTTTAAATAAAACAATTCATAATAATATATATAATTTTTATGAATTAAATCTCATCCACAAATACTAATTCTCCTTCTAATTTATTCTTTTTTGTTCTTGGTTTTCTTGTTTTTTTTGGATTCACAATAATAAACTCTTCATCCAATAACTTTTTTGTTCTTGGTTTTCTTGGCTTTTTTGGGTTCACAATAATAAACTCTTCATCCAATAACTTTTTGGTTCTTGGTTTTTTAATCTTTATTTCTTCTTCTTCATCACCAATTAATTCAAACTGTTCTGAAAGTTTCTTTATATATTTTGTTTTATTTCTAGGCGTAAAGACTTCTAAATATTCTGTTATTGATTTCTTGTTTTCAATGGTATATAGTATTTCTCTCTTTTTATTTGGACAAGAAATAATGTCTAACGGTAAAATTAAATTATTAGTTACACTATTATATAATATTTGAAAATTAATTACATGGTCATTACGACTTGGTGTTGTAATTAGAAAAATAAAGTTATCACTTTCTTCACCATACAATGTAATTACATGTTTTTTATTAAACAATAATTTTTGGGATAAAATGATAATTGGGATTTGGTATTTCTCTACAATTAACCAAATATCAAATAAAGTTATAAAATAATGTTCTGAAAATATTACATCATATATATTCATATTTCCAATTTTCATTTCATCAGAAAAATATTTTTTCCCTTCATTTTCTAATATATCTAATACATGCTTTGCATTGATTAATAAATATTTATTATATAGTTCAGCCAATATTGTTTTGATGTCATAATTAGATATTTTTGTATTATTTATAATTTTTTTAATTACTTCATATCCACATAAAACACTATTTGGATATTTATTTACATTTATTTCTGGAATAATACAGTCTTTCCAATAACTTATATTTATTTTACTATTATTTATTATGCTACAAGTAATGATAGGATCTTTTAGTTCAGATAGTTTAATGAGTTCAGTATTCTCTACTAAATTAGATACAACTGTATCATATGTATTATATTTTACATATTGATTCGATTCAACTGAAATTAAATTATTAAAATAATCTTTTAATCCAAAATCTGTAATTATCATTTCATTCTCTCTTAGATTATAATTTAATGTACCGAAGGATAAATATGCGTTGGGTTTAAAAATATAAGAATTAATTCTACTATATCGTATTAATTCATCGGACATTTTTCCATAAAAAAGTGTTTCGTTATCATTCGATATTGCTCCTATTTTTGGTAATATTAATTGACAAGTATTTTTAGTATACGAACATAATGGATTATTTGATAAACAAGATTTTTCTTCCATTGTTGCACACGTTGAATAATTATCTAAAAACTGTACATATTCTTGAGGGTCTATATCTGTAAATGTAATTTTATCTTTTCCTAATTGTTTTAATATATCAATGATAGTATTATATTTTTCTTTATAAACAATAAACTTGTCTTTTGTTAATTTCTCTACTATTTCTCTTAATTTTAGATTTTCATATTTATTCATTAATATACGAATTGTATTACGAAAAACATTGTAGAATAATGATTCTAATTTTATCATTTTAACACTGTCTTCTCTTTCACTATCCTTTTTATTATTCACTAATATATTTGCATCTGTAAGCAATAAATTACCTTCTTCAATTATTCCTATATCATCCTCACCAAAATTTACTTCGTGTTTTACCATCACAAATTGATTTGTATCAGTAATTATACCAATTATATTTTCATCTTCAACAACTTTAAATATTGGTTTACAATGTATTTGTCTAATTTCTTTATTTACATTTCTAAGAAAGAATTTAGTGTCTTGATATGATTCATAAATCGATTCGTCATCCATAAATGTATATGGATATGTATTCATTAGCGAAGAAGGAAAACACGGAATTACTCCTTTTATAACTCTTTTTAATTTGGTTAATTTTTTTTGTACTTGAATTAATATAACTTGACTCATATAATTCACTACTTGAAGAAGGATTTCATAATTATTTTTAATCAATAGTGATATTATTTCATTCAATTGTAGAGAATGTTTAAAAGTGTATTCTCTCATATTAGAAATAGGTTTACATCTGTTTGACATTAATGGATAAATAACTTTTGTTAATATTCGCTTTATACTTGGGGATAGACTCGGGTTTCTGATGTAAAAGAAAGGGGTTATAATTATTTTTTTAGATTCGTTATTTTTAATTGTATAAATTGGTTCGTAATAATTGTATATATTATCTTTGATACTTTGAGTATAAATAATCATAGTTGGTTTATTTGGATTATATAAACTTTTTGAATAATGATTTGTAGGACATATTATTTCTACGTTACTAGTTGGATCATCAAATGGTATTTTTAATATAACTAAATTTACTCCTTTAAACAATCCATTATTATCACAAATAATATCCCATAAATAAGTATAATCTATCTCTACATTTGGGTCTCTTAAATAATTTTTGAAATTTTCAAATGAATTTACTAGTTGAATAAAATAATTCATATTTTTATCATTTATTTTTGAATATATATTTGATGTCGTATATTCTTCAATAGATATATCTTCATTTATGATAGAAGGTTTAAATAATGTTGGTAAATCGCCATTTTGAAAAATAATAAACTTATCAATTGTTAGAAAATTTTGAATTAATAATTCTTTGAATTCTTGAATAGATAATTCTTTTTCTAATTTATTACTATAACTATAATTTTTAGATATACAAGCAATAAATGATTGAGTATTACTTTTCTCTACCCCAACCCTTAGTATACACTCTTTATTTGTCTCGATCTTATTCAAGTTTGTTGTATAATATTCATTACAACCACTTTCTTTATGCTGTAAAAACTTTTTTAATACGATCGGTAAATGTCCATATTCACCATCATATAGAGGAAAAAATGTTGGATTTTTTATTCCATTCAAGTTATATTTTTTATTTTCTTCTTCTTTCTCTTCTTCTTCTTCTGATTCAAATACTTTACTTTCATTTTTACCTGACACTAATTTATTTACTTTGTCTAAACACATTTTTTTTACACTTGTATGTTTATCTCCAATCTTTGAAAAACAACACGGTACACATAACTCGTTATCATTATCTTTATTATTAATAAATCCCGGAAAAGGATATAATTTTCCTTTATTATTAAATTCAACAATAAATTTTCCTTTTGGAACAATTCTATCTTTATTTCCAATAATTGCGTTTGGATCATTAATATCACCACATTGTTCTTTTTGCATTTCAGTAATAATAGGAGACCACGTTCTCAAACACCAAAATCTTGGACAAATATAATAATTTGTTTTTTGTGGATTCGAACCATATTCTAATATGGTTCCATCTTCTAATCCTTTGCTTAAATAATCTGGTATCTCTTTTAATATATTATTCATTTCACTTTTTGTAACTAATACGGGTTGTCTTTTCTGATTAGAGGGACACGATTTCGAATATGCTTTGTATCCTTTTTTAATATCTTTTGCAAATATTAATGGATCATTTTTTTCCATCTTTTCTTGGAAGGGATTCGGATGAGTTAAACTTTTCCCTTCCCAATTAATAATTTCTTGTATTTCCTCTTCCTCTTCTTCCTCTTCCTGTTCTTCCTCTTCTTTATCCTCTTCTTCTTTTTCTTCCTCTTCTTTATCTTCTTCTTCTTTTTCTTCCTCTTCTTTATCTTCTTTATCTTCTTTATCTTCTTTTTCTTCTTCTTCCTCTTTATCCTCTTTTATTGATAATTTCTTTTGAATTTCTTTTTGTTTATCTTTTATTTCTGTTAATTGTAGAGAAAGATTACTATTTAACGATTGTAAACTATTTATCTTTTCTTGAGTTGAATTAATATCATCATCAATTTGTGTTAATTGTTTCTCTACATCTTCAGAAGAATTATCAGATGATTTCAGTTCTATATTAGTTTTGATTAATTTATCCATTTTTGTTTCTAACGCTTCTATTAATTTACTAGATTCTTCTTGTAATACATTTATTTTAGATTGGTGTTTTTTTAAAGAAGGTAATAATACATCTTTGTATTTTTCTTTTAAATCATCGCTTAAGTCTTCATAATCACTTGTATATGGAACTAAGTCTGGAGGTGGTGTATCTGATGTAGGTACTCTATAATTTAATTCATCTAATGGAATATTTGGATTTCTTTCAAATATGGATTGATTAAATGAATTGTTATCTAATATATTTTCATCAGAATTAACGGGTAAACTTTCATCAGAAGATGGTGTTATAGATAAACTACTCAAGTCAGGCGATTCTTCTATGACAGGCGATTCTTTTATGTCAGGCGATTCTTCTATGACAGGCGATTCTTTTATGTCAGGCGATTCTTCTATGACAGGTGATTCTTCTATGGTAGGCGATTCTTGTATATCAACTGATTTATCATTAGTATCAACTGGTAAATCTTGTGATGGTGTTTCAACCTTGTTTGTGTTTACATTTTCTTCTGTTGGAACAATATAAGAAATAATATCATTTGACAAATTATTTAATTCTTCTTGTAAATCTTGTGACGCTTGTTTTTCAATTGATTTATCGTCTGAATCGATTGGTAGGCTTTCATCAGATGGTGGGGTAATAGATAGACTACTTAATTCTGCTGATTTATCTGAATCGCTATTTGGCTCGCCTCCATCAAACATTCCTTCAATATCTTCATCCAAGTCATAATTATCCATTTCTTCTTCTTCTTCTTCTACTGCTACTTCTTGTTCTTGTTCTTCTTGTACAATTGCTTCAATTAAAGTATCTGGTTCATCGATTACATTTAATTCAGTTGGTATTATGATAGGTATATCCGTACGTAATAATAATTTAATGAGTCCTTCAATATAAATTGGAATAATATTCAAGTAGAGAATATTATCAATATTCTCTATAGTTAAATTAATTTTATTCAAATCAAACAAGTTCATTTGAACTTTAAATCCCGGATTTATATTTTTTCGTGGTCCTCTTTTTATAATTTTTTGTTGTTGTAAAGCTTCTAATTTTCTAGTATAATTCATTTCTAATTGTGTTGCTTGTTCAATGGTTAGGTTGTAATTTAACATTAATAATTGTATTAATTCTTCTTTTGCCGATTGGAAATCGCCTTCATAAAAATTATAAAAATCCAAAATAAATGCTTCTTGACTTGTGACATTATTAAAATTATTTACTCTTTTAAATCTCATATTAATAACACTTCCTTGTGGATTGTCTACTATAAAAATAGGAGTAATATAATTTATGATTGGAGACAAGTTTAACTTTTGTAATGTTTTTTTTACAATTGAATTAGATTGAAAATCTATACCATTAATAATAATATTTTCTTCAGAAAAAGAATTGAATAATTGAATATTATATCCATTTTGCTCCATATATATTTTTGCTTCATCTAGAATAGGATTAATATGATTTCTTATATAAGTTTCAATTGTATCTATGTCTGTAATTGTTTTAAATTCACAATAAATTTGAATATTTCCATTTTCGAAAAATTCGCAACTACTAAATTTGCTTTCTTCATTATTAATAAATATAGAGACGGACTGTCTTTTTCCTAATACATTTTTTAGAGTATTAATATTTGCTTTTGTATTTGTATCTTTTTCTCCAATAGGAACAAATGGAATTTTTCTTCCATCTTTTGATAATTTATTACAATAAATACGATAAATATTTTCTCTACCTTTTTCTGGATTAAATTTTATAAATGGATTTTCTAATGTTGCATGAATTATCTTAAATATTACTTCTAAAGGCAATTTAACTACGCTACTAGGTAATATACTTAATCTAACTGATTTAATACCATAATTAAAATGTAATTCTTTTTTTTTCATATTTTTGTATTTTTCAATATCATAAAATAAATCTATTTTTTTGTATTTATTGTCGAACGCAGAAAACATTTCTAATGAACGATTCACCCATTCTCTACTTAACTGATCTATAGAAAAAACATCTTTTTTGTATAATTCATTAAAATATATTTTTGATACGAATGGATTTCCATTAAGTACATCTTGTGCACAACATAAATAAATTCTATTATCAGATATTTCTCCATTATTCATTAATAAATCTGAATTAGAATAATGTACAATTCTTTTTTCTTCCAATTCATCGTTTATTATTTCAGAAAAAGGATTCACTGTAAAAAAATAATCAACATTAGAAATGGTTGTATTGATTCCTAATGCTGTATTTACATAAAAATATTGATTATCAACATTTAACGCAATAATATCATCATAATCATAAAATTCATTTTCTGGTTTGTCTGGAATTTCGAATCGGATGGGTTCTCTACTTTCATTTAATATTATATTGCTTAGAAATTGTTTTAATTTAGATTTTGTAATAAATTTTTTTCTATTTAATGTTAACGTATCATAAATATGAATTGCTAATAATTTTTTTTTAATTTCTCCAAACAAATAAATTTCTTCTTCTGAAAAAGATAAACCTAATTCATTATATGCTTTTAAAATTTTTAATTTTACATCGAGTAATGTATCATCGATATGAATTTGTAATTCAGAAAAATAAATAGGAATATTTTGTTGATTGATTACATTCCATTCTATTTCACTAAAGAATTCATTAATTTTTAGAGAATTTTTATTTTTTTTATAAATTTCATTAAAATCATATTGTGAATCACCATATGTATTTCCATAAAATACAATGATGGATTCTATTTCTGAATTACTTTTTAATTTAAATATTTTATAAGCCATTGTTATTATGTATAGACATTATTTTATTTTTCTTTTGGAAACGTTATCACCAGAAGAAATTATTGTAATGTATTTTGATTATATATCATAATATGGATTATCTGTAATAGTCATTCCACAATAACTTTGATTTTCTTTCTTATAATCGACCGGTTTATATATTCCAATTTTAACTGCGTTTTCTAAAAGAAATTTAAAATTCTTCCAAAATTCTTGTTTATGTCCGATTGATTTTGTCATAATATGTGCTAATTCGTGAATTGCTACAAACGTTAATGTATTAATATCTATTAGTGTTCCTGTATTTTTTGTTTTATTTAAACAAAATGCCATTTTCTCTCCTTTATTTTCACTAAAAGCAGTTAATTCGCTTGTTGGTAGCGTTTCAGAAATTTTATTGGGGTTAAAATTTTCTTTTAATCGTATTACATCTTCATCATTGGGATATTCTTTAGAAAGATAATTAACTAATCGCTTCATTCTATTCACAGCTTCTGCTAATAAATTGACTGCTTCATTTATCATTACACGATCTCTTACACAATATTTTTTTCCATCAACGGTTGAAATGACGCATTTTAATTGAAAATTTTCAGAAATATAATATGATCTCAAAAATAAAAATAATGCAATACCAGCTACAATATAAAATAATATATTACTTTTCATAGATATATTATTTTATTATTAAATAAATAAGAAAAGTTATCTCTTAACTTGTCAAGGTTGCTGTTGTACTACCGATTTCTAAAGGAGGTCTCATAAAGTCGGGAGTGATGGTGCTTTGATTCCAAGGACCCACATATATTTGTGGGTTAGGTGGTTCAGAACGTATTTGTAGATTTGCGTTTCTTAAAGATTCGCCGATGGTATCAATACCAATATGATAACCAGCTCTTAATAAATTAACATTTGCTAATTCACCTTTTCCAGAAGGATTTAATTGAGCCCATTTTGAATTTGTATTTTTAGGTAACAAATCAGAGGGGTTCTGGATATTAGGTTGAGAACACGATGATGGAACCCCAACAGATGGAGTTCCTATACCACTTACAGAAGAATATGTTTCATTAAACCCTAATGGTTCAGACGGCTTCACACCACTTGTATTAGAATTAATTTTATTTTTGTTTTTGTAAACATTTCCATTTGAGTTTTGAGACATGTATTCTGGACCCATGCTCGACTTGTTATTCAAATATTTACCAAATGAACCGATTCCAAAAGCAATGATGATTAATATAATAATTGCACCAACACCTGTATCATTCCAAAGTTTTTTTAAGTAACTAGAACTCATTATATAAAATTAGAATAAAATATTTTTGGGATATACCTTTAAATATCCATATTATAATTTAATGTTTCTTCAATACTTTTAAAATCTAAATCACTGATTACACTATCTTCATCTTCTAAATCTTCTAATTTATATGTTTTCTTAATATTCTTTGCTTCTAAAAATGCTAAAAGAGCTTGGTGCTTTAACATTCTAGCTTTTTTTCTTGCTTGACGATAAATATTATAATATACTTCTTCTGGTTTTTTTAATACAATACTATCATCATTCTCTAAATGCAAATCGGTTAATTCAATCATATCCGATTCTATATTTTCTTCTAAACTTCTTTTGTCTAAACATTCTTCATCCTTTTTTGGATCATCGACAATTTTTACGGTTTCTTCATATTTTTCATCTTCTTCATCTGAATTTATTATTAACTCTTCTTCTTTTGTCATTTGAACTTCTTTTTTTAATTTTATATTCGTCGTTGGTTGAATCACGCATTTTTCAAAAATTAAATCATTATCTAAAAGCATAACTTGCTTCATTTCTATTTCTAATTGGAAACTTCTTGATGTAAACTTTATACCTTGAATTTCAATTACTGAAATTATTTTTTTATCAAAGGTAATATCATCCATTGTTAAAGGCGTTTCATCTTCACTATAAATTCTTATAGATGGTTGATTTGTAGCTGTATTTAATTTTACATTACATCTTACTAAATAATATTTTCCAGATTTATAAATTTTTGTTGGACTACTAAATGCGCTTTCAATATCATTTTTATCCAACTTTTCTTGGAACCATTTGTCTCCTTCATTACATAATAATTCAACACATTTCGATTCTAAGTTTTCTAACCATTTTATAAATATATCTTCATTGGATTCAAACATTAATTCAGTATGGATTTTTTTTCCATTTTTAACAAATCCTTGTTTTGTTAAACTTTTAGGAGTTTGAATATATAACGGTTTCCCAGAAGAATATATTTTAGTAAAAAATGCTCCTCCTTGTATAGAAGTAGGATATGCTAAATGAATTGTAGAGAAATCAAAATCGTCACTTGGAGAAATAATATGTGTCATTACATAAAATAAGGAAAAGAAATACAATAACAAATCGCAAAAAATTTCATTGGATGATATATGACCGACTTTTTTTCAGAATGTTTAGATATTTTAAAAAGAGAAGATGTGAAATATAAAATGAAACTTGCATTTGAACCAGTCATTTATCTACTTGTGGATGAATTTAAACCATATATTTACATTGGAATGTGTATGATTTTTACCATTTTTATAATGATTTTAACTATTCTAACATTGTTGATTTTTATTTACAGAATAAAAGTTTTATAATCTGATTATATAGTAAGAAGATGAATGAATCTATAGAAATTAGTGTTAATGAAAATGATACTATGAAAAAAATACGTAATAAAGAAAAGGGTATAAAAAAAACACGTGAAGATAATGATTTTCAAGATAAAATAATTGATTTGGAAAATAAGTTAAATGGTATATATAATAAGAAAAGTGATAATATTTATGTGTTGACCCATTTCATTGAGGGTGTTAAATATGTTGCTACTTATAAATATAGTAGTAAATATATAAATATATCTATAAATAATACTGCTACTGGTGAAAAAAAAATATTATTTTCTAGGTGTAAAGTAGCTAAGAGCAATTTGGTTAACTGTAACTTTACAGTTTACAAAGATAGTTCGATAAAAGGTGAAGTACTGTTGAATGATGTTTATTTAACAATAAACCCAAATCCACAAAAAAAAGAGGTGGAAGAAGAAAAAGAAGAAAAAAAAGAAGAAGAAGAAGAAAAAGAAGAAAAAAAAGAAGAAGAAGAAACAAAAAAAGTAAATCCATCAACACAAACTAAATCGAATGCAACAAATGAAAATGGTATAGAGCTACAGGTTTTTCCCTCAAAATCACCATCATCACAACCAGCATCATCAAAACCAGCATCATCGCCGTTTCAATTACAAGACCCAAAAAGCTTAAGCACAGCATCACTATTTTTAAACCCATCACCACAACAACCCTCACAACCACAACCCTCACAATTCTCACAATCCTCACAACCACAACCCTCACAATCCTCACAACCACAACCTTCACAATCCTCACAACCACAACCAGTATCACGATCGGTTGATGATCTGAATTCATCTGGTATAGAACTACAGACAATTTCCTCACAACACGAATCACCTGAAACAACACAAATCGAATCACCTGAAACAACATCACCTAAACCAGCATCACAACAGCAACCCAGAAAAATTGTTATTAATTTTTCACCAAACCCTTTAATTAATGGAACATATACATATACTTCAAAAAATATTTATGAAAATGATTCAAATATAAAAGACCCCGAAAATAAATCAGAAGTTAAATTAGAATATATAAATAAAGGAAGAGGATGGTTTATATATCATTACGTTAATGACAATATAACATTATTAGCTAGTAAAAAATGTAAGATAGCGTGTTCAGATATTTTAGATAGTTATAAAGATTGGATAATAGAAAACCCCAAAATTACATTAGATTTATCTATACTTGATATCGGTAAATATAATCAATTAAATAATTTTTTTAATAAACATACAACTATATACCTTACTGAAATAGATAATCCAAAACTCATTTTTGGTTTAGATAAATTACAACTACCTTGTAAATTTGTATATGATTCTAATATATTTTATTATAAAGGTGAAAACCAAATCAAAGATTATAATTTATATTATTATGCTAGTAAACAGGGATGGGAAATTTGTAATAATAAAGATAATAAACATAATATTATTGCAAAACATAAGTGTTGGAAACAAATGCAAATTACAAATATTGGAAAATGTACTGGAGATATAATGGAAACACAAAGTAGTAGTTGGATATTAACTAATGGTACAAAAACTAAAATTAGTTTAAGTTATACCGAATCAACACCACAATCAACACCACAATCAACACAATCATCGACACCACAATCAACACAATCATCGACACCACAATCAACACAATCATCGACACCACAATCAACACAATCATCGACAAATAAAGATCTAACATTAAATTTTACTTATGATATTACTGATTTAGAATATGTCAGTCAATATGATGCTACAACAAAAAAAACATATTTAATAAAGTTAAAAAAAAATATAGAAATAGGAGATGGACAAAATAGAAAAATCTCGGGAATGATTGCAGCTGCTATGGTAAATGATAAACAGCGTGGTAATAAACAGCATGGTGGTGGATTACAAATAACAAAAAATTCCGTTGTTGTAGGTATAGGTGAATTAAATAATATAATAACTATTCAAGTACCGGCAAATGGATTGATTGATGACAAATATTTTATGTTGTATTATAATAAGAATTTTATACCTATACCTTGTAAAGAGTTTGATTGTTGGCATAACAGAGCGTATATTGGAACAGCAAATAGAACAATAAAATTATATACAAATATTGTTATTAACCCAACATTAATCAATCAATATATGATGTCTTTTCCACATAACGCGTGTTATGATCCAAAAGTGCAATATGTTATGAAAACATATGATGTAATATTAAATAATAAAATAATTACATATACAAAAAATAAACCAGACAAAGATAAACAACAAATAATAAAAGAATTATTTAAAACTACTAATAATAGTCCTATTTATGATGCTTCTGGAGCAATTTTTGTAACATTTCCTGGTAATTTAAACAAATTAAAAGAAATAACAGTAATTATGAATTGTGATTTATTTAATAAAAATTTTATTATTTTACTAGATTCGCCAATTTATAATAAAAAAGACAATTTTACTGATGATAATATTGGTTCTCCAATAGTAGATAGTCCAGGTAGAAATCCTGTAGCAAATCCTGTAAATCCTGTAGCAAGTCCTGTAAATCCTGTAATCGCCCCTGTAATCGCCCATTTAGTAGACAGCCATAGACAAGGTAACGGATTGAGTCAAGCAACAGATATAGGTGCATTATCAGAAGCTGTTAAGAAAAAAATAAATAAATGTCTCAAAGATGCTAATATTACCCCATCCAACTATGACGAATTATACCTATATATTAATGTAGCATTAGAGGCTTTATCGAAATGTAATATATTTGGAACAGACAATGTTGAAAAAAGCGGCGGTGGATCGCGTAAAAAGAGAAAAAATAAACAAAAATCACACAAAAAAAAATATAATGTTAAATATATGAGTAAAAGGCATTTAAGAAAATCTAGACGTTCGAGAAGGCGTAAACAAAGAGGAGGTCAATTTGATGCGGCTCAATATGTAAGCAATTTATATGGAAATAATATTACAGAACAAGAATCTCATTTAGTAAATGGTGCCTTACAACCTAGTCCATCTGGAATTATGACTGCTGACACATATCAAGGAGGTTCCCATAGAAGTTGTTCCCATAGAGGTTGTTCCCGTAAAGGTTGTTCCCGTAAAGGTGGTTCGTTGGGTTTTGTAGAAGCAAATATTGTTCCTGCTACTTTATTTGCTACCAGTATGTTGTATGGAAGAAATAAGAAATCTAGGAATCACATAAAAACGAAAAGGAGAAAAACCCGTCGTAGCTATCGTTAATTATATTTAGAAATAGTAACAATTAATATTAAATGAATGCAAACGATTTAGTATTCTCAACAAATGAGGATAATATAATGAGTGCTGGATTTAATATTAATTCTCTACTTCTGAAAGAACAAATAAATGTAAATTTAGAAAAATATATGATTCCGATTGGTTTAGCGTATAAAGAAAAAGAAAAAGAAATTATTAACGATGATTATAGTTCAAAAGTGATTGATTCTGATTTATATGATAGATTAGTTGAATTTGCTACCCAACCATTAAATAAAAGAAAATCTCAAAAAAGTAAACCAAAGAAAAATAATAAAACAAAAAAAGGTCATTAATTATACTTTGCTCCAATTATTATAATTAAATGGAGAAACTAATATTTGTGGAAGTCTTTTCTTCCAAAATTCAACTTGTTCTTCCATTTCTATATCGTGTTTAGTTAAAGGATATGGTGTGGTTGTAGCCATTAATTCTTCTTCTTCGGGCGTCATTCTTGGTTTGATTCCAAAACAATTTACACCAAAACGAACATTTGGATTTGCGATGTATCCTCCATTGATTCCAGGTCTTCCGCAGTCGTGTTCGTGTCCAGGAATTGTTTGTAAATTCTTATACGTTTCTGCTTGGGTTGGGAATAAAGCCATTTGTCCATCCGACCATCCATAATTACACCATTCAGCACCTTTATTATATGCTTTTTCTAATTCACTATAATTTGCTAATCTAGAATCATATGCTTTACATAATGTTTGTGCTTCATCGTAATTATAATAGTTACCTGGTATATTAAATACTTGAGGTGAATTCAATATACGTAGTGATGGAGAAGGTTTAGTTTCCAAATCTACATTAATTTGTGGATTATCAGAAAAAGGGTTTATAATTTGTGTATATGTAGAGAAATTCAAAACATTTAGTAAATTTTTGTGAAACAAAAAAGAAATAAATAAAATAATAAAAATAAGGAATATAATTATAAATACAATATTTATATTCATATTTGAATTAGAAGAAGATAATTGTTTTGTTTCAACATTATTATTTGTATTATTATTTTCTGAAATAAAATTAGATGATTGTTTGCCTAAACCAATAAAAACAAATATATAAAATACGATACATATTGTAATAATGATTAAAACAATTTGATTAGTAAAAATGTTGTATAAAAAATCAAAAATTGTTTTTGGAATGATTAATAAATCATAAATAATATCCATAAATTATATATTTATTATTTCATAGAGTGTATTCGATAATTGCTCTAATCATTGAAAAATAATTAATTTTCTTGTTTTCTATAGAAAAAGCAATATGCGTTGGGTGTAATTAATTTATTCAAATCGATTATTTCACTCACAGTTGTATCATTAAAAGAAAACCATTTATTTTTTATTTTTATAAATGAATAATAATGACCCCCTAATATTCCACCGTGATGATTGCAAATTGCATATAAATCGTAAATATAAGGACTATTGGAATAACCAATAATATATTTAGATAAATCGAGATCCGTGATAGGAAATGTGATTAATATTTGATTTTTATTATTAAAATTAATTGTGTTAAACCGCTTAACATCTATAACCAATACTCTAGGAAAAGACCAATAGACAATTTGTTTTTTAATTATTTGCTTTGCTCCAGTTTTTTCATTAAACCAAGCATTTTCACCTTCTAAGATTTCTCCACTTACGAATAAATCGAAACAATCTAATAATGTAGGATTTTTTATTTGTGGAATAGGTAAATTGATAATGGTAAATGGTTCAGGTGAATTACTTAATATTTCACCAAAATTCTCTTCTTCTAAAGAAATAATTTGAGATACATGAATTCCATAAAATAAATCATAAATTTCAGAATATTCTTTTTGAAAAATTTTTTTTATTTTTTCAAAACATTGAATTGCCAATGTATCTGTTTCTGTTTTTGGTTTTCCAGTAATATGTACAGATACTTCTCTACTTATAGCTGAATGAAAGCAATCAATTAAGAATAAAAAAAATTCACTAGAATCATTTTGTGAATAATCACTAAATTCTTCTCTATTTTTGTTCTTGGAAACAAATTGTAATTGTTTAATAAATCTTTGTGGAGAAATAATACAATTTTGCGACCACATTAATTTTCGTAAATTATCCCATTCTATTAAAATTAATGAATCAAATGGATTATTATTTAATTTTGATTTATAATTTCCATCTAAAAAATTATTTAATTCTGTTGTATGAGATAAAATTTGAATGCAAGAATTAATAAAACAAGTATTTCCTAAATTAGTTAAACCAGATAATCCACGTAATTCTTTATTCCTTGTTTGCATTATTATTAGAATACTATTTACATTTAAACATTTTATTAATATTTAATATATATGTCTCGTAGATCATTAACATTAACTGATAATGAAAGATTTTTATTGAATCATTATACAAATATTTATAATGATCAATTGAAAGCAATCGATTTAATGTATCTCGAATTAAAAGAAACAAGAGATATTATTGATTTTATAACAAAAGTAGATGAAAGACCTAGAAGACCAACAACACCAACAAATACACCTTTAAACGATACTACAATTAGAATGTCTCGAAATATTATCCCCGATACAAATACAAATACAAATACAAATGCCAATGAAAATGTAAATACAAATGCCAATGAAAATACAAACACAAATAATAGAAATAGATCAACCTCAACAGCTGTATACAGATGGGATTATTATATTCCAATTGATGATTTAGTGGATGTAGCAGTTTCGCCAACCCAAGAAGAAATTACAAATAATACAAGAAGTGTTATATTTAGTAATGTAATGACTCCATTAAATACTTCTTGTCCAATTACATTGGAACGTTTCGAAGAAAATACAGAATGTACACAAATCATTGGTTGTGGACATTTATTTAATCGTGATGGATTAACACAATGGTTAAGAGGAAATGTAAGATGTCCTATTTGTAGATATGACATAAGGAATAGAAGTGAAAGTACTGAAGAATCAATGAGTGATTTATCATTTAATATTTTATCTGAACAATTATTAAATACATTATTTAATACTAGAAGAAGAAATAGAAGATAGAGAATGCTAAATATTAATTATCCCAAGTAACTGATTTTCTTTTTCTTTTCACTGTTTTATTTTTACTCTTTTTCTTCTTTTTTTGTTTATCATCTGTATCAGTTAAATTATCAGAAAGAATCGGTATTGGTTCTTCTTCTTCAATATCATTAAATAAACTCATACTAATTCCCATTATATTATACAAACTTTTTAGAAGTGTTTTTTTTACGATAAAAAATAATAATTGTAATATATAATTATTATTTAATTATTTAATTCGAACCAAAATAGTGGGTCATCATATTATTATTTTCTTTACTATTATTTGTTTCTCTTAAAAATTCATCAAATAATAATACTTTAATTTCTTTATTTTTTAATGCTTCAATCTTCATTTGATATTTTTCATCATCTTCAATTTCTTTTCTAAGTTTCAAACATTCTTTATTAAAATTATTTAATTTTGTTTTTTTATTTTGTTTCATCCAAATTTTTTCTAATACTAAAGCAAATAATTGTTGAATTGGTTTCATTATTTGATTTGTTATGTAATGTGAATAGTCTATTTTTAGACAACGTTCTAAAATAAATTGAGGTGTCTCTATTTTTTCTCCTTGTAATGCACTTTTATTATGATTATGAATATAAATATATGGTATTCTATCACCTGATTGAGGTTTATTTCCAGGTTCTCTTTGTGTGATTCTATCAGCCAATACTTTATGAGCAATTTGTTGAGGATTTTTATATCCAGATCTCAATGATTTGCTAATTATAAATTTCGAAATAGGAAACTTTTTGTCAATAATATTTCTCAACGATGTTCTCAAAAATTGGATGGCTTCTTCTATATTTTGTTTTTTCATTAAAATATCAATAATTCCTCCATACACATCCTTTACTATCGGAGCATTATCTCTTCTCTTTAATACAATGCCCATTTCTTTTCTTTTACATTTCTCTACATCTGTCTCATACAACATTCCTACATATCGTTTCTTAGATAATAAACAAAATGGCATAAATGTCTTTTCATATTCCAAATCGTGAGGTTGTTTTAAGAAAGAAGAAGCTAAATGTCCAGCTTCTTGTGCTAATTCAATTGTTATTTCCAATGCTTTTTTTCCTCTTATCTGTTCACCTTCAGGTGTTTGTAAGTTAAATGTAAAGAACACTGAATCTGTATTATGTACAATAATATCACCTATACCCGCCGCAAAATGATGATTATCTGTTGTCAAATCATATACAAAACCTGTATATTCTAAATCAACTTTCGATACAATTTTATTATTATCTGTCTCATAATAAGACATTCTTGAATGATGTCTAGCGTTATAATCAATCGTTAATGAGCAATCTATTTCTATCGTCACTTCAAAATTAAATATTTGTGTTACACAAATATATATTTCATTAATTAGTTCTTGATTATAATCAAAGTGAAAGTAATTATTATTTATTTTCATTCCAATAATTTTAATTGTTTCATTCGTAATTACATATTGTGTTCTTTCATTTAACCAATTTTTTAGAATTTGTAATTTTATATTTTTATCATAATATTCTTTAAAGAATGGAACGGTATTTATCCAATCCATTGTGTTTTGATATATATTTAATTTATGATGCATCAATTCTGTTCCGATTTGTACTTCGTTCGGTGTAACTTCGGTTCCATCTACACGTAATAATGAATGATCATCAGTTACATCTACTAATCCATTATAAGTCATTATACGAACCATTTTTTTATTAGGTGATAATTGGTGTCGAATAATATTTTGTATAAGTGTCCATCCTTTATCGCTCCACGTATAGATGGGATTTTCAAATACATAATATTCTTTATCTTGTCTTCCGACCTCTTTACATTGTTTCCATTTACCATTACCGAATTTGTGAATGAGTTCATCAATTCTTATAATTTCTACAATAGGTGTTCCAAAAGAATTAATATAAGAAATATATATAGGTGTGTAATTTGCTACACTATCACCATAAATATATTCTGCTTTAGTTAATACGGATCCGTGATGTAGTGTATTACATATTTTATTTCCATAACAATTTTCAATCACTTTTTTTGCATATGTAAGTAACATTCTTCCAACTGCTGTAGTTGACGCAGCACAATCTTTTTCATAGAAAGAACTTGTTTTAGCTCCACATTGACCATATAATGAATTTGCTGTTAATTTATATCCCAGTTGCCTTTTATCCAATATATTTTTCATAAAGTTATCTGTCTGTAATGGAATTAATTTTCGTGTTGATTTTCTAGCGAGTAATAATTCTTCCAAGATAGAAGGCATAATTGCTCTCGACCCATTTTTTGCTTGAGCAAATCGACACGTTTTCACCCCCGTCTTTATTTTTTCAGTTGCGCTACTTGCCGTTTTTCTCTCATATGTAAACACATCAAACGTAATATCTACATATTCATATTCAGCAAGATTATCATATTCCATATTACCAAATATATTTATCAATTCACCATTTAAATTATATTCTTTTGTCCAAACTTTGCTATCGTGAGAAATATTTTCACTCATCATTGAAGATGGATATAGTGAAGCATAATCCACACACGCTACTGGATTATCCATATATAAATCACATTTTGGTTCTAATACAATTGCTCCTTCAAATCCTTCTTGATCAAATGATTTTTCAATAACTGGAATGAGCGTTTCTTTTTCTCTACATTTTTTTGCCACATAACTCATTAATTTAATTCCTTGACCTCTTAAAATGATAAAATTAATAGGAACAGAACAAATACTCGCCATTTCTGATATCCCAGTCCATACATCTACTTTATTCATTAAATAATGAACTAGATTACAATCTTGAATACAGTATTTTGCAATAATGGCTCTATCATCAGCCGTTCCATTTGTCAACCGAAATATATCTTTTGGAGTTACATCATCTTTGGCTAAACACCATCTTAATTTTTTATCTTCTGTTTGAATAATTTCTTTTTGGATTGTAAAGGTTGAATCTTCCATTTGTAGAGAAAGAATGATGAATTTTTCTCCATTATTATAATAATCAATAGAATGACCTATTTCTTCGAAATGAATATAACTCCCAACCAATAATCCAGTCATATTCGTTGTTTGAATCGTAGTTATATTCTTTTCAATATCAAATGTTTTATTCAAAACAAAATCCCCTATAAAATGACCCGCTACAAAATCCAATTTATAAGAAGATAAATTTTCTTCTCTTCGAAAGAAATTATATAAATCAATTTGAATTCTTCCATTCATTTTTATATATTTTAAATCGTGTTGTCCACTCGCAATATGAATACTCGTTTCTTCTATTTCATATTTACCATCTTTATTTGTTCCACACGTCTCATTGATTATTTTCGACAATTTTAAAAATTCAGGAACACAAAGATTTTCTTGTGCTCGACGAAACATAAACTCATAATCAAACCCAAATATATTATATCCAATAATAATATCAGGATTTTCTCGTTGAATTAAATTCGTCCAAGCTACCAATACTTCTGCCTCTGTAGAATAACTTTCAATCTCTACATCTTTCACATCAGAACACGTATTTAAAACAACACAATGATTCTTATAAGGTTGTTTTTCTCCCAACATCATAAAAGTTGATCCAATAAAGGTAACCCTATCACCTTCTAAACTAGGAAAATAATTACCTAATGAATCTGATAATTCGCTTATTTTTAATGATCTATCTATTTTTTTCTGAAATAAATCCAACACTTTTGTTTTCTTATAATTCAATTGTGTTTTATAAAATACATTCTCTACTTCATCTTCCTCTACCTTATTCATTTTTTCAAATAATTCTTCTATTTTTAATGTATTTCTTACTTCTTCAATTGATTCATCTCTTAGAAAAGAATGTATCCATTTATCAAATCTTTTTAGAATAAATTCTCTTGTCACTATAACTTTTGGATAAACAATATCAATCGTATTATATATACTAATAAAACCAAAAGCATTCAAAATTATATTTCTTAACATTTCTTCCGTTGGAATACATTTATCTACTTCAAAATATTCTACCATTTGAGAAGCCAATTTTTTATATGATTTAATAGGCAAAGGAAAATCACCGTGGCTACTACTCGCTTCTATATCAAAACTACATATTTTCAATGGAACGTGAGTTTCTTTATTATTACACGAAATAATAGATTTCCATCCAATTTCATACTCTTTTACACAAGACGTTGTATTCGAAGAAGGTAATAATTGTGTTTTAGAGAAGGTTATCCATCCAGAAGGACTTATATTTTTAATGTGAAATAATCTTAATAGAGGTGGAATATTTGCTTCATATAAATATAAATTATCATCTTCAAACGTAATTCCATTTTCATATAATCTTTTTGAATAAGGATCGTACCATAGATTTTTACATTTATTAAATGATAACATACTATTGAATTTTAATTCAATGAATTTATATTTTTTTCCTGCATCAAAACCATACAACTTTTTCTTTTTTAACAATTTACAATCATCAATCGAATTTTGATAATATTTTCCTATTCTTGATTTTATATAATTTAAAAACCTAATTTTTGTATCTTTTGTCCATGTATCTCCCACTTTTATATAAAAGTAGGGTTTGAAATCTTTCACTGTAATTGAACAAGATTGTTTATTTTCATTATATCCAAACATTTGAATAATAAATTGTGTTTGATCAATATATTGATTTTCTTCTTCTTCTTCTTCATTATTTTCATTATTCACTCTAAAATCATATAATCTGACAAAGATATCTTCAGCTTCCATCTTATAGAGAAAGTAGTCGTATTTTTAATTTAATATCCATTATATTATGGATAATTTATTCAATTTTTTAAGTATCAATACATTACTGAAAATATTTCCCCATAACCACTACATAATTTATAAAATAGATTTTTATTGTCTTTAAATATATGCGTCAATATAACCTGGTCAGTCCATATATTATTTTTATCTATTAATTTTTCCAAATAATCTTCATATAAATCTGTAAATTTATTAATTATATTTTTATGTAAAATATATGTTCCACTAATATGATGATAATAATTATTTTTGTTAACTAATTCTTCACTATATGAATCACTCGAACTATATATGAATTTATCCTTGGGTAAACTATTTAATTTATTTATATTTGGAAATGGTATCGTTGGACACTTGGATTCTCTATAAGTGCATATTCCTGCGTCTACCCAACAAAAAAAATCTGTAAAAAATGGATTCAAATCAAATGCTTTTTTAATTAAAAATATTTTTTCATTCCATATTAAATTAAGTTCTACAGAAGGACAATGTAAGGAATCTGTTTTTATTTTATCTTTGTATTTATATGTATTAAAATCACTAATATTATATTCAACAAAATATGTGGGTAATCCTTCTCTATATTTTTTTATCAATTCTATTGTTTCTTTATCTGAAAAAAATACATATGGACAATTTATCCTTAATGAATTTTTAAACCAATTATTATATTTGGTTCCGTATTTATTATCTACTACCCAATATGCTGATACACACGTCATATTATTTTTTTCAGCCATATATATATATATATATATATATATATAAGAAAAAATTAATTGTCTGCAAATATGATAATTTTGTCTGTAATACAATGGTTATTTTAGTTAAAGATTTGTCGATTTTCTTTTGGATGATTTTCTTTTGGATGATTTTCTTTTGGTCGATTTTCTTTTGGATGATTTTCTTTTGGATGATTTTCTTATTGGTAATACTATTTCTTCAACATAAGTTATTGGTCTTATATCTGAAACTCTTTTTGTTTGTTTATCTTCTATCCATTTCGTTAAATCGGATGCATTTCTATCTACTCCTTCTTTATTGTATTGTGTTATTGTATTTCCATTTATATAACGTATGTTTGGAAATGAACGAGGTTTCTCTCCTACATTATTTAAATTAGTAAATAATAATTGGTTTATTCTTATTGCTAATAGCTCATCATCAAGAATTTCTCTATTAATGTGTTTTGGTATTTGATTCCATTCCTTCGTAGTTGTAATGCAATAAGGACAGTCATCCATATAAAAATATAACACGATTGGTTTTTTTCTATTTATGTTGTTATTTATTTTTTGAATAGATAATATATTATTTGGTTCTGTATTATTTTCAATAGATATTAACTCCATTAATATCTATCAAGAAAAAATAAATATAAATATATTATATGCTGTATTTAATATTTATAATAACTTGTTTTTTATTAGGAATATATTTTATTATTCATTTTGATAAAATAAATAATACAAACAATATTTTAGAAGGATTTATAGAACCTTCAGATAAAGGTTTTAAATGTCCAAACGTATTGATTCAAAAAGGTGTTAAATATTATTTATACAATTCAAAATTAGCAGAAGTACCGGGTGTAAATCCAATACAATTTGAACACTTGGAAGATTATGTTGAATTTATGGATTGGCAAAGGAGTCAAGGAATAAGATGTCCTATTTTATATTTACAACATAGTTATAATGCACAAGGTGATGCTGTTTATAAGGTTCGTCCTGATCCGTTGGATGTACAAGGCGGGTTACCACCCGCTCCTCCTATTAACACTCCTTCTATTAACACGTCCACACCTTCTTGTAAAACATTAAATATAATAGACTCGAATGATTTTATGGATGTAAGTAAGATTACAGAAAAAGATACTGAAAACATGTTATTTAGTCCAAACGCAATGGATAGTAATTGGGGTGGCGTTCAATATACAGAAAAACTGGTCGAAGCGGGAGTGTATGATGATGATAACGTATCGATATATATACCCTAGGTCTATTTAATTATCATCTTGTCTCTTTAGTTATCATCTACATATTTCATTATTTTATTTAGGTTTTGTTTTCCAGAACTCATTTTATTTATATTATCAATTGTATTCATTATTTTTTGTGGTGTTAATGAAGCTGGACTTAATGATAATAACTCATTTAACATTAATCCATCTAAATAATCGCTCATATCTATTATTGCATTTTCATAATGAGTTCGATGTTGTTTTATATTCAATTTATCCTTCATATTATTATGCTCAATTTTTAATTGTTCTGTAAGTTTGCTAGAATTAATTCCATGTCCTGTATTATTTGTTTTTTCTTTGCTATCGTTATTTGTCATTCCTTCTATTTGATATTTATATGTCCTAAAAAAGAAATAAGCAATGATTAATATAATAAATAAAAAAGAAAAAAAATTTATATATTCATTTGACGACATATATATTTATCTTTTTATTTTTTATATGAATAAACATATAAAAAATATATAATAATATGTTAGCCAAGAAGTGTTCCTGAATGAGTAATTGTATAACCATTTCTGGGTAACTGGAGTGGATTGCGTGTAGTAAACAAATAGAGTTGTTTTAAAGAAGGTTGTTTTTGAGGAGCACGATACGTATATGCATTACCAATGTTATACACAGTCATCCACGTGTTACCTCCCCAAGTACCCGCCTTTTTCACACCACCAACAGAACCTCCACTTTGTGCTGTCCTATTACCAATCGTATTTTCATAACGTGCCGCACCAAATTGACAACCTCTCATATTTAAAGCCATATTATAATATATATAAGATAATAATTTAGATGGTATACTACTTTATATATATTTGTACATCTAATGGAAGAAGTAACTACAACTACATATAACTATTTGAATCCGTATAACTCCCTAAATAAAGAGATTACATTGAATGATGTTCAATGTATTCTTAAAAAATATGGTGTTCATTATGAAATATTTAATTTTAATTTATTTAAAAGAGCATTTGTTCATTCTTCATATACAAAAAAAACTCAATATGAATTATCAGAAAATAATTTATCTTTAGTTGAATGTCCTAAAGATTGTATTCCACTTCATTCAAAATCAAACGAAAGATTAGAATTTTTAGGAGATGGAGTATTAGAACTCGTTACAAAATATTATTTATATAGAAGATTTCCTAAAGAAAATGAAGGATTTATGACTGAAAAAAAAATAGCCATTATTAAAAATGAAGCAATAGGAAAAATTGCCCAAGAAATGGGATTACATAAATGGTTTATTTTATCTAGACAAGCAGAAGAAAAAAATATCAGAAATAATTTAAAAAAATTGGGTTGTTTATTTGAAGCATTTATGGGAGCATTATTCCTAGATGTCAATAAAATAAGTATTAAGGATGAAGAAGGATGGTTTGGAAATATTTTTCATTGTGGTCCAGGATTTCAAATGGCGCAAACATTTATAGAACACATTTTTGAACAACATATTGATTGGGTAGCACTCATTCAAAATGATGACAACTACAAAAATATTCTCCAAGTAAAAATACAAAAAGAATTTAAAGTTACACCTTGTTATGTTGAATTAGAAAATGATTATGAAAATGGATATAAAATGGGAGTATTTCTTTGTATAGGACAATCCATTCATAATATCCCATTAAATCAATACATGCATATTGACGATTTGTCTACTTTTCAACAAATTCACGATTATATAAAAATAAATGGTAAAATATTATTATTTATGGGGTCTTCACAACATAAAATTAAAAAAAAAGCAGAGCAAATTGCTTGTAATGAAGTTCTTACTAAATTAAACATTAATTAAATAAAAAACTATAATTTTTTATTTAACAATATATAATACTCTCTATGATTGATGAATTAATAGAAAAATTATCTATAAAACCTATATTAGAAGAACCACCACAAAAACAATTTGAAGTAAAATATTTTACAGATAAAGAAAAGAATGTCTCCTTCGAAGAATACAAAGAATTCAATATGGATTTATTCAGAGGAAAATTAATTTCTAATCATTTAGAATTGGTTTCTTCTGACAAAGAAAAAATTTTTTATGAAAAAGAATTTTTATCTGAAGAAAAAGAAGAAGAAGAAGAAAAAGTAGAGAAAACTTTAGTCAAATCTAAACAAGTAAAAACACAATTACCAAAAGAAATGGATAAAGAGGTTGATAAGGCACATATTGCTACTATTGCCAGAAATAAATGGAAAATATATGGCGAAGATATAACTGATCAATTACCTCCACCTTTTGAATATAAACTTTCTGTTTCACCTTTTTTTATGAATAATAGAGAAGTATTTGTTCAATTTATTAATAAGCATTTTAAAGAATATAAAATTAAATTAGGTAAAGGTGAAGACGTAACTTGTGAAAACTTACAAAACGATGAAAATAATTTCTCGGCATTAAATCATCAAAAAATTATTCGTGACTATTTGAATCTTTATACACCTTATCGTGGATTATTAGTTTTTCATTCATTGGGAGCAGGTAAAACTGCCTCTTCAATTGTAGTTGCTGAAGGATTAAAGAATTCTAAACAAGTCTATATCTTAACTCCTGCTTCTCTAGAAAAAAATTATAAAACCGAATTAAAAAAAGCAGGTGATCCTTTATATCGCGTCAATCAATGCTGGGAATGGATACCTGTCGACTACGATACAGATCGGAATACAATTGAAACACTCTCTACTATTCTTAACTTACCAATCCCTTATATAGTAGAGAACCACGGTGCTTGGCTTGTCAATACAAATAAAAATTATAATTGTAATCAATTAGGTAAAAAAGAACCATTTATACAAAAAAGTCAAAGCGAAATGGCTAGTTTAAATAAACAAATTGATATGATGATCGACGCAAAATATAAATTTATACATTATAACGGCTTAACAAAACGAAAATTTAATGAATTAACTGATAATTTACAAAAAAATATTTTTAATAATTCAGCAGTTGTCATTGATGAAGCACATAATTTTATAAGTAGAATTGTCAATAAGATTTCTAAAGAAAAAGAAAAACAAACAGACAATTTCTCATTCCATTCAGTAGCATTAAATATGTATCAAATGTTATTATCTGCAAAAAATTGTAAAATTGTATTATTGTCTGGTACACCTATAATCAATTATCCTAATGAAATCGGAATTTTATTTAATATTTTGAGAGGGTATATTTATACTTGGAACATACAAATAAAAACATCGAATCCTATTTCCAAAGAAAAATTGGAAAAAATGTTAGTCACAAATTATGGTATCACAGATTATATTGATTTCGATAATTCAAAAAAATTATTAACTATTACTCGAAATCCTTTTGGATTTATAAATAAAATAAGTAGAGAATACAAAGGTGTTTTATTAAATGACGATTATATCAGTGATGACAGCTTCGAAAGAATTGTTCGAGGAACATTAAAAAAAGAAAATATTGAAATTACAGCAATTGAAAAAATAAAATTCAAAGCATTACCCGACAAAATAGAAGATTTTGAACGATTATTTGTAAATTATGATAATGGATTAAAATTAACAAATACTCATTTATTTCAGAGAAGAATATTAGGTCTTACTTCTTATTATAGAAGCGAACAAGAAAAATTATTACCTAGATATAATGTTGAGACAGATTTACACGTTCTTGAAATACCAATGAGTAATTTTCAGTTTGAAAAATATGAATCGGCAAGAGTCAATGAAAGAAAAACAGAAGAATCAAATAAAAAAAAATCTGGAAAGAAAAAACCAATCAACGATAATGAATTATTTAAAGAACCTACTTCTACATATCGAATCTTTTCACGACAATTTTGTAACTTTGTTATGCCAAATGAAATCGGAAGACCACTGCCTGATATGAAAGAAGAGATTGCTTTTGAAATAAATAATGATAAAGAAGATGAAATTGAAGGAGATGAAATAGTAAATGAAGTTGGAGGTAGAGAATATATTGCAAGAATTCAACGAGCATTAAGAAATCTAAGCGAACATTCTTCTGAATATTTAAATGAAAGAGCATTAGAAAAATATAGTCCTAAATTCTTAAAAATGTTGGAAAATATAAAAAGACACGATAATATTGGATTAAATTTAGTTTATAGTCAGTTTCGCACAATGGAAGGTATTGAAATATTTAGACTTGTTCTTCTTCAAAATGGGTTTCGTGAATTTAGAATTAAAAGTTTAGGTCAAGGACAATGGGATTTAGATTTTCCTAGAGAAAATTTTAGTTTGCCTATGTTTGCATTATATACTGGAACAGAAGATTATGAACAAAGAGAAATCATTCGATTAATATTTAATGGTGAATGGGATAAAATCCCTATTTTAATTGCTGATAAATTAAGAGAATATTCGCCAAATAATAATTTGGGTGAAATTATTAAAGTATTAATGATTACTGCTTCGGGGTCAGAAGGAATTAATTTGAGAAATACACGATATGTACATTTAATGGAACCTTATTGGCATCCCGTACGATTAGAACAAGTGATTGGAAGAGCAAGAAGAATATGTAGTCATAAAAATTTAGATTATTCTCTACAAACTGTCGAAGCATTTATTTATTTAATGGAATTTACACAAGAACAAATAGATAGAGAAGACAGTAACGAATTAAAAAAAAAAGATTTAAGTAAACGAAAATTCACTATTTCTGGAAAATTAGAATATATTCCTCTTACTAGTGATGAAGCATTATTTGAAATTTCTGAAATAAAAAAAGAATTTAATAACCAAATTAATAAAGCAATTAAAGAAGCATCCATCGATTGTCAATTATATCAAGAAGGTTCTACAGAAAGACTCAACTGTATACGATTTGGAACATCTTCGCCTAATAAATTTTCATATATTCCTGATATCAAAAAAGAAGCAAAAGATGAAACTACTAAATTAAATAAAGAAAAAGATGTTCTAACCGGTTTAGACGAAATCAAATTCAAAGGAAAAATATTTGTGAGACGACAAATTGGTCCAACAGATAGTGGAGAAATAATTTATGAATTGTTTGATAAAGATTCCTATTTAAGAGTCAAAGAAGATCCAAGTAATTATTTACAGAAACGATATACATTATTGATAACAAAAACAAAACCAATTATTTTGGAAAATGGAGAAAAAATTCGGTTGGAAAATGGAGAAATATATGAAGTTAATGATATTTAATTAAAATAATTAATGACAACACCACTTTAACATTGCCACCTAGACCAATACTAACACCACGCTAATGATTTTCAAATGAAGAACTACATATTAAATTCCAATAATTATATTGAAAAATGTGTCACTCACTCTTTATATCTATTACATCTTATTAAGATAATATTTATCATTCAATAATATCCAGTTATATATATAATTAATTTAGGATAATTATAATATAATTATAATTTATGAGTAATATTGGAAGCATTCAATTTGGTACAAATGACGGATCATCTAATCTTACATATACAATTACTACTATGAGTACAGCTAGTAATTTAAGTATAAGTGCGAAAGATAATATTACTTTAGACGCATCAGCTGGAAGCATTACTTTAGACGCATCTGGAAGCATCACTTTAGACGCAACCGGAAGCATTTCGTTAACTAGTAATGGAACTATTGATCTTTATGATGGTTCCACACAATATGGATCGTTTACTGGTGATGCAAGTGGCAATTTAACCATAAAGCCAGATATTGATACTAGTGGAAATATTTTTTTAAACACTTTAACCGCTACAGGAGGTATTGAAGTTGGTATAGGAGCCCCAGCTAACAATCTAGGAATATATTTAGACGGTGGTACCTTGAACTTTCAAACTGCGAATGCTTTGGATATATCAAGCGGTGGTGGTATCACTTTAGACGCATCCCTAAACATTACCTTAACTAGTAATGGAACTATTGATCTTTATGATGGTTCCAATGGTAACACACAATATGGAAGTTTTACTGCTGGAAATACAGCTATTCCAGGTCAAGGATCTAACGATTTAGTCATTAATGCGGGTAGTGGTGGAAATATTACTTTAGATGCATTAGGTGGAAGTATTAATCTTTATGATGGTTCCACCCAATATGGATCGTTTACTGGTGATGCAAGTGGCAATTTTACTATTGATGCGGGTAGTACTGGTAATATTAATTTAAATGGTAATGGAACGGTTAACCTTCTAGATGGTTCCACACAATATGGATCGTTTTCTGTAGATGGAACTAATAATTTAACCATTGCGGGTACTGGTGGTAGTGTTTATATAGAAAGTAGCTTAACTGTTGGAAGTAATACTACTGCTAATGGTACTATATATGCTGGAAGTATTAATCTTTATGATGGTTCCACACAATATGGAAAGTTTTCTGGTGATGCAAACGGTGATTTAACCATTGCTTCGGGTAGTGGTGGAAATATTACTTTAGATGCATCAGGCGGAAGTATTAATCTTTATGATGGTTCCACACAATATGGAACGTTTTCTAGTG